ACAAGATATCAATCAATGGTCATACAGGTTACGTACATAGCAGTTATGTAAAACGTACATAACAAACAACAGGAGGTAATACACACATGAGTACAAAGACAACAACAAGCAACGTAACACAGCTAACACTAGAAACAGCAGTTTACAATAGCATAGTGTTTAGTGATACGTTTCCATACTTTTGTATTAAGAACACAACAGAGGGTAATATATATGTAAGTACTAATAACAACTTTGCGAATACAGATGATGACGTAACAATCATTGCAGGTGGTTCTAGTGCTGTAATTCTTAACAACAACAAATCAACACTTTATATTAAAGCAAGCAACACAGGAGTAATAAACGTAATTGGTTTAAACTCTTTCATGATGCTTTTTAGTGGTGGCTCGCAAGGAGGTGGAACAGGATTGGACGGAGCAGATGGTAAAGACGGAAGTCAAATATACTACGGTACAACGATTACAGGAACAACAGCAACAGGAACGATATTTGTAGACAGTGGCGTGTTAAGTGCTAATGTTGGCGATTACTACATGAATACAAACGCAGGCAATGTAAACGAGGGTAACATGTACTATTGTGTAACAGCAGGTGCAAGCGATGTAGCAGAGTGGGTTTACATTATATGTTTAAAAGGTAATGCAGGTACTGACGGAGAAGATGGGGTAGGAACAGAAACAGCAACTAAAACAACAGCAGGTGTTATCAAGGTATCAGACGATTTTACATTGACAGGAGCAGGAAGTGATACATTAGAACTACCAAAAAGAGATAAGTTGCGTAACATGTTAGTCGATGATAAATTTAAGAGTATGTTTATACAGTGGAATGTTGCGTATTCATACGATGCGTTAAAAGTACAGGTAAATGACACATATACAAAACTACATTCTACAAGTACAGGTAATAAGCAGGCGTGGGATGGTGTAACCTTAGAAAACGGACACACATACATTGCAATGGTAAACGCTAGATGTAACAGCAGTGGCACAGATGCGTGTAGAATGAAAATAAATCTTGCCAATTCACCATTTACAGAATATGGACTAGTAACAATTCCTATTAGTGCAAATTTCGGTAACTACGGATTTAGGTATACAAACAACACAGGAACAAACAACTATTGCCAGTTCTCTATACAAGAACCCACAACACACGCTTTAGATGTAGACCTTGTTTATTGCGTACTTATTGACATTACAGATACAGACATGATTGATATGACCTATGCAGAGATTAGAGATAGATACTTAAACGATTACGACTGTACATATAAAGGTTACGTATACTTTGATATACAAAAGAAATTAGAATACGCCTTGACAGACATACGAGAAGACGAAGAAGAAGTTATTTATCCACGTATGAATACAAGCAGGTACACAAAGAACTTTTGGCGTACAAATGGTACTAAGTTTGTAGATGGTGCAGGTAACGAAGTAATTTTCAGAGCAAACAACGTAGGTAATGACTGTACTAACATTAACAGTATTGCAGGTAGTGACTTAATCGAAAGTACAAACGGATACAGCGAAGACCACAATGAAGACAGCTACAGAGAGTTAAAAGAATTAGGTTTTAATGGTATGCGTTTTGAACTTAACTATATCTTTTTTGAGGGTGCAGGAAACAGGGTAATAGATAACACACTAGCAGGCAACCCAAGTGATTACAATCCTAATGCATGGGCGTGGTTAGATAGAGAAATAGCACTTGCTAGAAAGTACGATATAAAGCTACTCCTTAACATGCATGTATACAGTGGTATGGGTGGATGGGAAATAGCAACGCATAACATATGGACAACAGCAGACAGTAGAACAAGATTTGTAAACCTATGGAAAGCAATAGCAACACGCTACAAGAACGAAGATATTATTATTGGTTACGGTTTAATGAATGAACCTGTAATAACAGCACAAGTTGACAACGCTACTACGATAGCAATATATCAAAACTTAATGAATCTTACATGTACAGAAATACGTAAGGTAGACACAAATCATATCTTGTTTGTAGAACAAGCATTAAGAGATACAAACAACGACAGTACACTAAACAGTAATAACAATTTTGTGGATGTGTTAAATAACGGTGTACCTGATGATAAATATTGTTGGGAAGCACACATTTACCATGATATGTCCATAACTCACGAAATGAGTGCAAGTAAACACTTAAGCATAAACTACCCTAACGAATTCGCTACGTTCAATACTGGCAGTCAATACGATTGGGTAGACAACACAGCAGTATTTGTAAATATACCAGTAGACACACCAAATCAAACAGAGTGGACAACATTTGAAACGGTATTAAAAATACCCCACGCAAATTGTAAACTGATATCACCATTCATTCGAATCAGGGATGCATTTGGTGGTGAAGTATGGCAGTTCTGTGATTACAAAATAAGTATATATGATTCCAATAATAACTTTGTAGAAGACATTTTTATTGACAACGCTCAATACGGTGCAATCTTCAACGGTGGCGTGTTAGGTACAATGACAAACCCACAATTGCAAGGTGCAACAGAATTGGGATACATGCAATTAGTATCCAACGCCTTAAGTGGTAACACAACAACAGTAATGATGAACGAAACACCTGCGTCAGCACGTTGGAGAATCCCAGCAGGTTATAAGTACAAGATTAGTGCAAAGTACAGAGTTCAAAATATTTCTTCAAGTGTTATTTTCAGGTTCTATATTGGTGCTGACGAAATTAATAGTGCGAATGTAACGAACACAGCAGAACGATTTGAGTATTATGTAGACACATACAAAACATCATGTGATGCCAAGAACATCCCTTTACACATAGGTGAGTTCGGGGCAAATTATAAATCAATCACACAGTTCGAACGTGGTGGAGATTTATGGGTAAGGGATGCCTTTTCAGTGTTACGTAAGAAACAAATCAACTATAGCTACTTTAGTTATAGTGGTTCTGATTTTTCTATGTATCGAGGGATGCCAAAATATTACTTAAGAGAACAAAAGCTTTATGACGTGGTGCATAACCATTTCAGAGAAATTACAAACGCAGAAATAGACGCTATAGTAACAGAGACATTACAATCATAAGGAGAGGTGAAAAACAATGCATATAATACATAATTTAGAAGATATAATCAAAAGAATCACATTGAGTGTAAAAGCGTTTGCAAACATTTCAAACGGTGCAACATTTTCATCGCCTTTGTACTTGTCTAACAGTGCCGATGATGTAATTGCAACGTATAACAAGTTAAGCTATTCGAATGATTCAGCTTTAGTTACAGGAACAACAACAGTCAAAAACAGTGATGGGGAAAAGATATATGATAACTACCTATTTCCTAACGCAATTGACACTGTACAAATACCAGCAGGTACATGGACGTTCGGGATAAGTGCTAGTTTATCGGCTGTAGTGGGTATAACGAAGTTTAAAGCAACTGTATTTGTACGCCATATAGGGGGAACAGAAACCGACTTATTTAGTGCGTATTCTAACCAAATTACAGACCCAACAGCAAACGGAATACAGTTACAATCATTTACTTCTACACAACCACAATATACTGTTTTAACGACCGATAGATTAGGCATTAGATTATATGTAATGTCAACACATACAGTAAACATTACCGTTTCCATTGGAATAGGTGGAGCGACTACAAGTTACTTTTCGACACCATTAGCATTGTCACACACTAACCTAAGAAACTTAAACGCAGATACAAGCAATGTACACGTAACACAAGCACAGAAAGACGTACTAGCAAAGTACCCAGCTGAATTGATAGAGAATGGAACAAGTAACTTAGTGTCTACAATATCACCAAATAAAATGTATACATGGGGAACGTTAACAAGTGCTAACACCTTATCATTAACGCTAGGTAGTACAACGTCAGGTGTTTTAAATGAATTTATGTTTGAATTCAAAACAGGGGCAAGCGTACCAGTGTTTTCTGCAATCAGTGGAGTTACATGGGTAGGTTCTAATCCAACATTAGCAATTAACAAGACCTACCAATTTTCGATTGTCAATGGGATAGGGGCGTGGGCTTATGCTTAGAAGACACATGATGCTATCTAAATCAAAGATAGATGCAAACACTGTATTACTTTTACATTGTAACGGTTCGAACAACTCCACCACTTTTGTTGATGAAGCAGGCAAAACGATTTCAAGGGGTGGGGATGCAAAGTTAAACAAAGATATATACAAGTTCGGTGGTTCTTCTTTGATGCTTAATGGCAGTACGGATTACGTAACCACTCCTGATAGCTCCGATTTTGATTTTGGTAATGGAGATTTTACAATTGACTTTTGGTGCTACTTCAACGCATTTAACAGTACGACAGCTACAGGAATTTTTTCACAGCGTTCATCTTCAACAAGCAATGTTGCGTTATACTGTTACATAGCCCAAAATGCAGATAGAAAGATGTATTTATATTATACTACCAACGGAAATACAACCGTTGGTGGTGGCTTTAATACGGTGTTTACAGCAGGGCAATGGTATCATGTGGCGATAGTTAGAAATGGTACAGAAATAGGAATGTATGTAAATGGTGTAAAAGAAGCAAATACGATTAACGTAGGAACATCCACTTTCTACAGTAGTGCTGAAAACATTTCTATTGGTGCAATGAAAACAGGTGTAAGCACTTATTCACATTGGTGCAACGGCTACCTTGACGAGTTTTGTGTGAGAAAAGGCATAGCCAAATACACAGCTAATTTTACACCACCAACAAGAGAATACTATGGAGGTGCTTAAACAATGTTACACACAAGATTAACAACAGAACAAGAACGGTATGAAGTACTAAGAGCCTACAAATGTATACCATATGCCCTATTTTCTAACGAGTACACAGGTAAGACGGATGAACTCATGCACGAGTTAAATGACATATACGAACTGTATCATATATATAAAAAAGGTATGTCATTCTTAACAGAGGGAACAAATGGCGATTACATACCAAGTAAGGTAAGATATAAAAAGATAGCTACATTGATTAATAAAGAAGCTAGATTTATGTTCGGTCAATACCCTGACTTTAATGTGTTATCACAAGCCGACAGAAGCTTACAAACAGAAGCAACACGAAACAACATTGATGCGATGCAAACGCTTGTTAATACAGTGCTAACAGAAAACAATTTTGAAAGCATGTTAATGAAAGCAGGTAAAGATTGTTTAATTGGAAAGCGTGTGGCGTTCGCTGTAAACTTTTCAGAATACGATGGTGTTACGATACAAGCGTTTACAAGTAAAGATTTTGTATTTGAATGTAAAGGTAACAACACGAACGCATTAACAAAGTTTGTTTCTTTTACAATCATAGAAGAGAACACACAGAACACACAAAAGAGAATATTCAAAAAGAAATACAAACTAGAGGTTGTAAACAACAAAGATGTGTGTTTTGTGGAGGAATCTATCCACGATGGTAATGGTGTTCTTATAAGTACAGTAACAGAGTATCAAGAGACCTTGCTCGATAGAATACCTGTAGCAATTGTATTAAATGACGGATTGACAGGTGATATCAAAGGGCTGTCAGAAATAGAGCAAATCGGTGAAGATGTAGAGCGTGCATACTCCAAGCTTTCCAACGCCGATACTGACAGCTTAAGAAAGTCAATGAATCCAATCAAATACACTGTAGACATGAGTACAGAAACCACAAAAGGATTAAGTACGTCAGCAGGTGCTTACTGGGATTTATTAAGCGACCAAAATATAGATAGACCTAATCCATCCATTGGAACGTTAGAAAGTAATATAGGCTATTCTAGTGCGTTAGAAACTACATTGAAAAGAATGAAAAGTGAGATGTACGAAGCTATAGACATGCCCGACATTTCACCCGACACGCTAGCAGGGATGATAACAAGTGGTAAATCCTTAAAGGCAATCTATTGGGGTCTAACTGTTAGATGTAACGAGAAAATGAAAGAATGGCATCCAGCTTTACAACGTTTAGTAAGTATAATTATTGACGGTGCTATAATTTACAGTAACACAATAGCAATGTACAATATAGATGTACCGTATGCATCACAGTACAAAATTGAGATAGTAACAAACTATCCGATACAGGACGATGAAAACGAAGAAAAGACAATTGACCTATCAGAAATTTCTAATAATGCAATGTCACGCTTATCTTACATTAAAAAGTGGCGTAAGATGACAGACAAGGAAGCACAGGAAGAGTTGTTACAAATTGCAAAAGAACAAGCGTTATTTGAAAATGCTACAGGTAGTTTAAACGATACAACACAACTAGATAACATAAATGACAGTACACAAGATAATGAAGATTTAGAATACAACACAGAAGACGCAGAAGACACAGAACAACAAACAACAGAAGATAACTTACAACAAATGAATGATAGTATACAAGAGTAAAGGAAGTGACGTAAATGAACATATTACGATTGGCAACAGCTGACGCAATTAGAAAACGAGTAACAGTACAACAACAAACAAAAATAAAAGAAGTATACACAACAGCACTAACAAGTACAAGAAAAGAAATAGAAAAGTTAAAGTTTAATAATAGCGTTACTAGTGCCATTCGTACACGTCAGTTGTATTTACTAGAACAACAACTAACAAAAGCTTTAACTACAGCAAACGGAGAACTAGAAAATATTATAAAAAGTAATATGGGTATAGTCGTTAATGGTGCTGTAGATGAAGCGAATAAGTTTCTCACACATGTACGTTTTAAAGGACAGGTAAATTACTCATACGTAAATGAACAAGTTGTAAAAAGCATTACAACAGGTCAAGTATATGATACTGGGTGGAGTCTTTCAAAACGTATATGGGGAAACAACGAAAAGCAATTGCAGGATATACACAAAATAATTGCAATAGGTACAGCACAAAATAAGGGTTCTTACGATATAGCCAAAGACCTAGAAAGATATGTAAACCCAAAAGCAAGGAAAGATTGGAATTGGTCAAAAGTTTACCCGAACACAAACAAGGTTATAGATTACAACGCTCAAAGACTAGCAAGGACACTAGTATCTCATGCATACCAGCAAAGCACACAGGTAGCCCATAATGATAACCCTTTTGTAACAGGCTATATATGGTATAGTGCTTTAATTCATGGGCGTACGTGCGAAATCTGTACGAATCGGAACGAGGTTGTATATTCAAAGAATGAAGTACCACTTGACCACCCAAACGGATTATGTACAATAGCACCTGTATTAAGTAAATCACTAAAAGAGATATCAAGCGATGTAGCCGATTGGTACAATGGAAACAGTAACGAAGAGCTTGACACATGGAGCGAAAAACTACAAGAACAGAAACAAGATAAATTTTACAAATAATTTCATAAAAGTGTTGACACACATATTAATATGTGATATTATATAAGAGTACCAAACAGGTACACATTTCAGTTGAAAGAATGAGGAAAAGAAAATGAATACTAGAGAATTTAATAAATTGTTAGAAATGAATGAAACAAAGAAAAACCAGTTCATGAAAGTGTACGACATAACAATGAACTACACAAGTGATACAGGTTGCACAATTACACAAGAATGTTACCCGAACGAAACTCTTATAAGAATAATAATTGAGGGTGTGAAAAGTAAGTTTACAATTACTTTTAATCCTATAACGATGGAGTTAGGAAGAAAGCCAAGAAATGTAAAACCTTATTTCACAAAAGAAGAGACAGGGTACATGAGTGACATACTACAAAATAGAATGTAACATTTTTAAATAAGTCAGTAGACAAAGAAAAACAATAACCACGCAAATGCGTGGCTTTATTGCGTTTAAAGGAGAAGAAAATGGAATTAAAATTAAATAATCGTTGTGCACGTTGTGGAGCAGATGAAACGCTAGACGGTACAAACGTATACAAGGTATATGCAACACACGTGAATACAAACAAACAATTTACATTGATGTATAACAAGTGTGCAAAATGTGGTGAAACAAAGGTGTTACAAATAGATAACAATGAATCACTTGCGTTACTACAAGAAATGACTAAGACAATAATGAAAAAGGCAGTTACAAACTGTAAGACTACAAAGAAACAACGTAAGGCATTTGATGACACACGTACCAAATTACGTCTTACAAGAGCAAGCTTGTTATGTGAATATGACATGCAGGTGTTTGTTGAAAAGACAACAGGTGAATCGTTCACACTAGATAAAAGCATACTTCCTACACAGGACATTCTAGGAGGTGTAAACAATGATAGGTAACCAAGTTTCGTGTGATGATTGTAATAAAGATTTTGAAATCAACAAAATGTATGAATCAACAGTAACACTAATAGATGACGTTAATCGTTCGCTTGATATAACATTCTTTACATGCCCACATTGTGGACGTGTCTACATAGCGTTTATACAAGATAGACTATCAAGAGAGATAACAAGCGAAATGTATGAACAAGCGAAGACCTTAAAGCTTGCAATGATATCGTTCCCTAAATACAAGCAGGTAAGCAATGACTATGACAAAAATGTGTTAACACGCTTAGAGAGGTCTAAGAAGTTAAAAGCAGAGTACGAAACAAACGCACACATGTATACAGATTTAGTAAAAGGAATAACAGACGTTGTTGAAAAAACAGCATAATAAATAATACCATTTGTATAATGGACTATGGAGGTAACAAAAATGATTACACAGGAAACAAAAGAAGCACTAAATAAAATCATATCTTACGATAGTAAAAGAGACAGAAAAGAATATAACCTTTTTGACAGTATAAAATTCAATCTTCAATTTTTCGCCGATGATGATGAAGACGATGACGAAGAAGAAGACAAAACCACTACAACACAGAACAGTGGAAACAAACCAAAAGATACCGTTAATAACGGAGAAAAATTATTTACACAAACACAATTAAACCGTTTACTAGCACAAGAAAAGAAAGACGGTAGAAGAAGTGTACTAACACAGTTAGGCGTAAGCGAAGACAACGCAACAGACGTGTTAACACAATTCAATGCGTTCATGGACGCAAAACGTAAGAAAGAGCAAGAAGAGAACAAAGGTAACACAGAATCACAAGCACAACAAAACAGAGAGTTACAAGAGTTAAAACGAGAAATGTTTATTGCTAAGTCACAAACCGAAGCATTAAAGCTAGGAGTTAAAACGGACTATGTAGAAGACGTTGTTACATTAGCTATTGCGAAGTTTAAAGACGGTGATGACATGAAAACAGTTTTGACAGAAATTAAAGAGAAACACAAAAATTTCTTTGTAGGTAGTTCAGAGGAATCCGAAGAAGAAAAGGAGAAAAACGTGGGTAAAAAAGGAACAGGAACAAGCGTAAAATCTTCAAAGGTAGATAACGAAGAAACTAAAGATAAGAAAGACAAAAAGAAACAAACAAGCTCTTTAGGTTCTAGGTTAGCACAAGACAGGAACGAGAAAGTCACAGCAAAAAAATCATACTTTGACAGGTAAAGGAGAACATTAAACATGTATAACAAAAGTGGTATTACAACAGTATCAGCAACGAACGTTAGACAAATACTAAGTAATGTAGAGTTACAAAACAGTGTTGGCGTTGTTGTAGACGATGCAGGAACAACCGTTAATTCTTACGGTAAAAAGATTGTTAAGGCAGGAACACCATTAGCAGGAAGCCTTGACGCACGTATAACACCATTTACAAAAGCGAGTGAAGTGGTAGCAACAGCAGGAACTAAAGGAACTTGGACGTATACATTCCAATCAGCAGTTGCCGACGGTGATATCATTGATGTGGATGGTGCTACAGTAACAGCAAATAGCACAAGTGACAACAGTGTATCAGCTACAGCCGATTTTGTAGCAGAGGGAATCAAAGGCGTGTGGAGTTACACATTTACGTCTGCACCAGCATCAGGAAAAGTGATTACATTGAACGGTATTTCATTGATTGCCAATTCAACAAGTGCTGGCAGTGTATCAGCTACAGCGTTATTAGTGGCTACAATTTCAGATGCTAATTTCACAATTACAACTTCAAGTGGTCAAGTTATCTTTACACAGAAAACAGCAAATACAAACGGTGTAGCACCTGTATTGGTTGTAGATGGAACTACTGTTACAATGGTAGCAGGAACTACAGGCGTTAGTCCTCTAATTTCTTCAAATTGGGATATCACAGATAACGGAAGTGGCGAACTTACATTTACTCAAAAAGTTGCAAATGCGAACGGTACAGCACCAGTTATTAAGCTTGACGGTGTAACAGTTACAGCAGTAGCAGGAACAACACCAGTTACAACAGTTTACAATAGTAATGCAATTGGCGTACTACTACATGACGTAGACGTTACACAAGGCGATGCGAACGGAAGTTTATTGACATTCGGATTTGTTAATACAAATAGATTAGAAAGTGACGTACAGGCTTTAATCACTACAGCAGTGAAAGAAGCGTTAAATGGTAAAGTCACTTTCATGAGAGCGTAGGAGGATAACAGACATGACTATTTATGATTTGATTACATCACAAGAATTAAGTGATTACTGGAATACATTGACACAGAATGAACCTCCATATATGGGAGAAGAATTATTTCCTAACAACAAGAAATTAGGGATTGACCTTAAATGGTTAAAAGGAAGTAAAGGTTTACCTTGTGTATTAAAGTCAAGTGGATTTGATACAAAGGCTATTCCAAGAGATAGAATTGCGTTCGATAAAGTGTACGCAGAAATGCCATTTTTCAAAGAATCAACATACATTGATGAAGAGTTACGCCAGTCATTAAATATGGTTCTTGAAACAGGTAACCAAGTTTATATTGACGCAGTACTTACAAGAGTATTTGATGATGAAATGCGTTTGATTCGTTCAGCACGAGTATCAAGAGAAAGAATGAGAATGCAATGTATTACAAGTGGTGTTGTGGCTATGGCTAGCAACGGTCAAACATACGTGTATGATTATTCTATGCCTGACGCTCATAAAGGTGAAGCAAGTACATCTTGGAACACTGTAGCATCAAGTGACCCAATTGAGGACATGAGACAAGCAAAAGAAACAATCTATGATAACACTGGAAACGTAGTTACAAGAGCAGTATGTAACACAATTACATTCAGACAAATTAGAAACAGTGAAGCAGTAAAGAAAGCATTGTACCCACTTACAAACGGAGTAGGAGCAATCAATGACAAAATGGTAAAGGATTATATCTTTGACCAGCTTGAAATCACAGTTGCTATAAACGATAAGAAATACAAAGATGAAGCAGACGTTACACAAAAGTTTGTACCTGATTACGTGTTGTCAATGTTCCCTGATGGAATGTTAGGTACAACATGGTTCGGTACAACACCAGCAGAAAGCGACCTTGCAAATAGTTCTGTTGCAAATGTAAGTATCATTGACATGGGTGTTGCTGTCGTTACTTCACAAAAAGTTGACCCTGTACAAGTAGAAACAATCGTATCAATGATTTGTTTGCCATCATTCGAACAGGCTGACAGCGTATTTATTTTAGACACCAATCCATCTTAATAAGTGCCCCTTTTTTATATTTAATATATTTATATAAACGAAAAAGAAAGCGAGTGTAAAACGTATGTATGTAACAATGAAAAACAAGAGTAACAACACACTTTTCAAAGTTCCTCTTACTGTTGCTAAGTCTTACACTAGTATCGGATTCGAGATTGTAAGCAATGGCGTGTTAGAGCACAACACGTCGGACGCTACAGTCAAAGAAAATATTGTTGTGGGTGTGAATCAGGATGATGAAAAGAAGTCATTTGCAAGACGTATGGAAAACATTCCTATTGCGTCATGGAGCAAAGAGCAAATAAAAAGATACGCACAAATACAGCAAGTTGATATTAGTGAAAGTAAAACAGTAGGTGAAGCAAGAGGACTTGTAAAAGCCTATATTGAATCACAGAAAGCGAAACAAGAACAAGAACAGTTACAGGAAGAATCACAAGAGAGCTAACGAGGTGATAACAAATGGATGATGTTACACTTAATAATTTAAAAAGAGAAATAAAGGAAACAGAGTACAGGTATTTTACAGATGAAGATATCAACTACTATTACACAAAAAACAGTGATAATTTTAACGCTACGGTGTACGAATGTTTACTTTTAAAAGCAGAAGAAACCACAATAAATTTAACAGGTATACGTGCACAAGATAATAGTGCATACTTTAGGCGAATAGCTTCAAGGTATAGACCATGTAACAGTGGTGTATTACCAACATAACAAACAAAGGAGTGGTTACACATGGAAACATATAGAGCACTTATACAGCAGAAAAGAACAATAATGTTAACACAGTTACAAAAACAGTTTGACGCTTACGGTGTACATGTTAACATTGTAAACACAATATACAAGTCAGACGGTGTGAACGGTTACATTGTAGATAGCACAAGAATATACACAGTAAAAGCCATATTACACAACATGACAAGTTCCCCACTAAGAGAAGATATAAACGAAGCAGGTAGAAAATACAGAGCACAACCACGTATGATAGTATTGTACACAGATGCACTCACATTTTCTATTAACGATTACTTCACTTATGAGGGGCAAACATTTTTTATTAAAAACATTACAAAAGATGAATTGAACATGCATTACACAATAGCGTTAACAAGAGAACAACCAGTGACACCATATGTATAGGTGGTGGCGTTATGAGTAAAAACATGAAGACACAGTTAGAAATAGATTTAGACGAAGTCACAAAGAAGATGAAGTCATACCACAAGAAAGTAACAAACAAGCAAACAGGTGCGATTACAATGGTAGTAGCGTCTGCATGTGTGTTAATTAAAAAGTGGATGAAGAAAAACAGATTGTGGACAGATAGAACAAGTGACGCAAGAGACAGATTAGATTGTGTTTATGTTTGGGAAGATGTGGAACTAGTTTCAATAGTCGTATTCCATCAAGTTTCTTATGGTGTTTGGTTAGAGTTGGCACATCAAAGAAAATACGCAATATTAATGGAATCATTAGAGAAACACCAAGATGAAATAATTGACGCTTTACAACACTTGATGGATAACATAAAACCATAAAGGAGCGATAACATGAATAGAGTTTCCTTGATAGAAATATTAAAACCCTTATACCCTACACATAACATAGGACAACACTATCAACATGATGTTAATCCTTACATTGTTTTACGTGCAGGTTATCAGAGAAGTGGAACAAATAATATAGGCAGTAAAAAGGGAGCATTACAAACATATGAAATACTTTGTTATGTACCCGACACAAGCATTATAGGATTAGATACAATGTTAGAAGAAGTAAGAAAAGAATTATTGAAGTACAAAGACATAGAGGTGTTAAATGAGTTATCAGTGGATTATCATGACACTGTAATTAATATGTATATGCGTTATATGTCGGTACATGCCCCAAAAGGGGTTTAATTTAACAGGAGGTATAAAAACATGAAAGATATTTTATATGGTGTAAAATATGCAACGCTCGAAGAAATAAACCCCGACACACAACTACCCCCAGTTGTTGGAGGTGTATATGTTGGAGTTGATACAGCCGAAAGCGTAGAGATGGAAGCTATCATGTCCGAGGGTGTAGAAGATATTGCAAGAAGTGATTCAAAGATTCTCGCTGTAGTACGTACGCCTGATTTGTTATATGGGTATGATGTTACATTAAAAGATAACACTTTTGACCCTGCAATTGCTTCTTTAATTGAGGGTGGTGTGTCTACAATCGTAAACGATGAAGTTACAGGATATAGAGCACCTTTACTTAGTGAGGGAGCAACAAACCTAAAACCTTTTAGATTAACTTTGTATGTTGCTTCTTATGAGGGTGACAGTATACAACACTATGTTAAAATTGTAATGAACAATTGTAGTGGTTCGGCGTTTGCGTTTAGTTCAGGTAAAGAGTTCTATGCACCTGAATTTAAAATCAGAGCGAGGGAAGCAACAAAAGCATCATTGTCAATCAAGACTATGAGTTATGTGTCACATATTCCAAGTGACTTGTCAGTAACACCGACAACAGACGCTTTTGACAAGAAGAGTGGAACAGCAGATAATATTGATTTACCTTTTACAGTTGCTAACGGAACACCTACAGCAGTGTACAACATGGACACAGCTACAGCGTTAACAGTTACAACACACTACACTATTGTTAATGGAGTGGTTACAATCTTAAAAGCGTACCTAGGTACACTTGCAAATGGTACACATGAATTATTATTTGTAACGTCTATCGGTAACATTTCAGTAACAATTACAGTTACAACAACACCATAAAATAACACTATTCAAGGAGTGAAAAACAAATGGACTTTAATTACAGTAATGAAAACAAAGTAATTTCAATTGAGGATTTAAAAGCAAAAGCACAACCTATAGTAATGATTAAAGGATACGAAGAGGGAGAGTTTTTACCGTTCCACCTTAAGAGAATTAGAATGTTAGATATGATAAAGTCGGGTAAGATACCAAATACAGTATTGAACCAAGCGACAACACTATTTGATTCAGATAACAAAAGCAAATCAAAAGACAGCGAATTTTCTGAAAAAGATTTATCACAAATGTCTGATTTAATGGATGCCGTTTGTGGTGCATGTATGGTAAATCCGAAATACGAGGATGTAAAAGAATACCTTACAGACGAACAGAGAACAGAAATATTTGAGTGGACGCAACAGGGTGTAAAAGCACTAGAATTTTTTCGTAACAACAAAGGAAATACTGGATTGCATATTGATATCAACGAAATTCCATAGTCTTCCTAGCGTAGTGTTAAACCTAGATAACGATTATGAAGCATATTGCTTTAATGAGGCATGTGCATACATATTAACTAAACTAGAGAACGAAGAAACACCACACTTTGAAGAAGACAAAAAACAAAATAGCCTACTTGCAAAAATGCTTACAAATCAATATTAGCGTGTTGGTGTGTAAGCTATTTGCATATTACAAGGCAGAAAGTAAGGTGATTTAATTGTCTGTAGATTTAGGAACTATTATGGCACGCCTATCATTGGACATTACAAATTTTGAAACAAACTTGAAGCGTGCACAAGAAGAAATGAGAAAAGCGTCAAAATCAGCCACACAATCAGCGAGTGCGTTTGATAGTATCAACAAGGTTGGAGATGGGATGCAGGATGTGGGTAAAAATCTCACAAGTGGTATAACCGTTCCTTTGTTAGGTGTTGCAACAGCATCTGTAAAAGTGGCATCCGATTTTGAGGCTGGCATGTCAAGGGTACAAGCGTTATCAGATTCATCAAAAGACCAAATGGAGGCACTACGAAAGAAAGCATTACAAATGGGTAAAGATACAAAGTTTAGTGCTGGAGAATCAGCCGAAGCGTTCCAATACATGGCATCAGCTGGATGGGATTCACAAGAAATGATTGACGGTATAAGTGGAGTAATGGCGTTAGCGTCAGCCGATAACTTAGACCTTGCAACAACAACAGATATTGTTACTAACTCATTGACAGCGTTTGGAAAGACAGCAAAGGATACAAATCATTTCGCTGACGTATTAGCAAAAACAAGTTCAGGAGCGACTACAGACGTGCGAACGTTAGGTGAAAGTTTTAAATATGTTGCCCCGTTGGCTGGAGCAGTTGGTTATAGTGTGGAAGATGTATCACTTGCACTAGGTCTAATGAGTAACGCAGGTATTAAAGGTTCACAGGCAGGTACATCATTACGTTCTGCATTTGCCAACCTGTACAAACCGACGGATGCGATGGCTGTAGCAATGAAACGTTATGGAATAAAAATGACAGATGCAAACGGTCAAATAAAACCTATGCGTGTAACACTAGAAGAGTTACGAACAAAGTTTGCAAAGATGACCAAATCACAACAGGTAAGCACGTCAGCGACGCTATTCGGTAAAGAGGCAATGAGTGGTATGCTTGCAATAATAACAGCGTCACCGAAGAAATACGATGAACTTAAGAACAGTATAGACAACGCTGACGGTTCAGCCGACAAGATGGCGAAGACATTACAAGATAATTTAAATGGTGACATAGAAGCCTTAAAAGGAAGCGTTGAAACGATGGGTATAGCAATTGGAACTGTAATGATACCTTACATGAGAAAAGCAACAAAGGTAACAACAGATTTAGCAAATGCCATGTTAGAATTAAATGAAGAACAAATACAGAGTATTATTAAGTGGGGTTTAATTTTGGCTTCAATTGGCCCGATTATTTCGATTATTGGAACACTAGTATCATTCCTAGGTTCGTTCGCTGGGATGGTAACAACAATATCTACATTTCTTGTGGGTGCAGGTGGATTAATACCAGCCATTGCATCATTAGGAACGGTCATGGCTGTAGCAATATCGGTAATTGGTATACTGGCAGGCGTGGGGTATTCACTTGTGGCATCTTTTGGTGGTGTAAACGGTACTGTGAAGATGCTACAAGGCACATTTGAAGAGATAAAAGCAAAAGTAATGGAATTAGCCAAGACGTGGAAACTTGATGAAAAATTTGATATGTTAAAACAGTCTGTAATAGGTCTGTTAGCAAAGTTAGGAAACATGAAAGACTTTTGGACGGTTATCATTACAGTACTAAAGGTTGTTGCTGAAATAGTAGCAGGAACAGTCATGGTTGTTTTTTGGGCGTTCTCTGATATGCTAGGAAGCGTTATAAAGGTTATAGGTGGATTCGTGACTATGTTATCAGGTTTAGGCACTGTACTTGTTGGAGTTTTCACAGGCGATTTTGGTAAAGCTTATGAGGGTGTAATGACCATAGGTGAGGGAATCAAAGAAGCTTTTGGGGGTATGATAAGTTGGGTAATAAATGGCGTACGTGGTTTTGTGAGTACAATCATAGGATTCTTTTATACCTTGTGGGATGTGCTAGTAGGTCACTCAATTGTACCTGATTTATGCAAAGCGATAGTAAAATTATTCGGTAACATGATTACGTGGGTTGTGAACCATGTGAAAGCGTTTATAAACAATGTTATCACTTTCTTTGTTACGTTGTACACAAAAGTTACACAAACAATTAAGAACCTTTTCAACGGAATATACACAGTTGTATCAAGTGTAATTTCACGAGTAAAGACAACCGTATCAAGTGGATTCGGAAGTGTAGCAAGTACAATCAAAAGCAAAGTAGACACAGCAGTTACAAATGTAAAAACAGGATTTACAAACATGGTAAACTCCATATCTAGTAAATTGACATCAGCGAAAGGAACAATTAAAACAAAGGTGTTAGATGCATTTAAGATATTAAAAGAGTTACCAGCAAAAGCAGTACAGTGGGGCGAAGATATTGTACTAGGATTAATCAAAGGTATCAAAGCAAAAGCAAAAGAACTCACAGATAACATTGCAAATTTGGCTAGTGAGATATCAGGGTACATTGGCTTTTCAGTGCCCGAAAAAGGAGCTTTGACGGATTTTGAGACTTACATGCCTGATATGATAGATGGGTTGTCACAGACGCTATTAAAGGCATCACCGAAGCTATATAAGAGCCTTAAAGGTGTAACACAAAACATTAAGGACAGATTACAAATAACACCCGACTTAATGGGTGCGTTAGCAGGTGCAAACGTGAACGCAACAGGAGTTAACAAGTCAGTACCAGTTGACAGAACAAACACTTACAACAGTAACACGCCTACAAATATTACAATAGAAAATATAACGGTAAGAAGTGATGCAGACATTGACAAGATATCTAAGGGATTATATCAAAAAGATACAAAGTCAATTCGTGCACTAGGAAAGCGAGGGTAACACATGGCTGATTTAGGTATAAAGATTGATAGTAACGCAGGTTCGTATACCAATATATCTACAATGGGTTTATTACTAACAGACTACAGAGTACCGTCAGCACCTGCAAAGAAAATTGTGGGTGTTGATATGGCAGGGGCACATGGTCTATACCCTGTTAGTGGCGTATACAGTTCGGGAAATGTTGACATTGGCGTTACAGTTACAGATACAAGCGTGACAGCAGTACAAACAAAACTAACAACTTTCTTTTCATGGTTGCATACATTAGGCACACGCTTACGCCTACAATTTTCTGATACAAGTACATACTTTAGAAAAGTAGTTTTCAGTTCGGCTGACGATATAAAAATTACGGAGGGTGTAGATAGTTGTACCGTAACATTTAGAATCATATTCGTAATGTACGACCCATTTATATACACATCAGCACTAACATTAGTATCAACAGAAATTTGGAAGTCACCATCTAGTAACACAACGTCATACACGCACAATAATACAGGACTACAAACACCATGCGATATTATAACGTCAAGTGTTGCGATAGACGAAACGAAGTACAACACTATTGTAAGTGGTGGAACGTTTCCAGCTGGAATGTACGGTTATAATTTTCCTGTAGTAACCGTTAACGGTGTTTCTTGTGGTATAAGTCAAAATGTACCAGTGGCAACAAATCCGACAACATACGAAGATAAATACTACTTGTTTGATAGTACAAACTTTAACACACGCAGATACACAGCAAGATACAATCAATATTTTGAGGGTGAATTTATTAACCTTGTGTCAGGCAATAACGTTGTTTCATTTTCTTGTCTATCGTGGAAGTTGTTGAACGCTGAACCAATTACAGAGGGCAGGGCGTACGTCACACTTGCATATAATCGGAGGTGGTTATAAATGGGGATATATCCAATTTATAGAACAGATTATGACAGCGAAGAAACTATGCGAATGTATGTACTTAACACAGCGTATGACATAAAGATTCCTAGAGAGATAGTAACAGAAACAACAGGATACGAAACACTTTCTTTTGTTTTGCCTGCTGACTATAACGAAACGTGGGAAATAGTAAATCTTGATGGTGTTACCGTAAGAGATTACATACAAAATGAATGTTTCATAGAAATAGATGATACAGTGTTTATTGTACGTTCAACCACAAAGGATGCAGAATCAAATACATTTACAGTGTATGCAGAAGCTAGATGGTATTCACTAGCACAACAACGTATTCCCTCTACCCTCGCAGTGCAAAACTACCTAGCACCATCAGACTATGTTACGCAGATATTAAGTATAAACATGGATGGGTGGACGTTCGGTTATACCTATCTTACATACAGTGATAATTTTTACATGATATTTGATATTGCAGAAAATACTTTGTCAGCCTTACGCAAGTTACAAAAGGTTTTAAACTGTGAACTTATATTTGATACCGTAAATTTAACAGTTTCTTTATATAGTCCTACACAGGATGCAGAGGGCAACTTTAAAGTTCGTTCAAATGATGTGTTTTCTTATAGTCGTAACGTATCCAACATGACTTTGTTAACAGATACAACAGAAATGTATACAGCTGTTACAATCTACGGTAAAAACAACCTGACTATTTCTTCAATCAATCCATCAGGCGAAAAGTTCTTGACTGACACGTCATGGTACACTAACAGAGGATTGTACCCACGTCTAAGATTTTACGTGGCACATGATGACAGGTTCACGGTTAAAAGTAGTTTGATGGCGTACATACAAACAGTATTAAACAAAGTAAAAGTTCCTAAGTATACATTAGAAGTAACAGCCCTAGCACTAGACACAGATTTAAAGATAGGTAACTTTGTTTACTTCTTTGACCACGAACAAGGCATACACCAAGAAGTTAGGGTTGTCAGGTATGAAAAGGATGTGTTACAACCACATCTAAGCACATTGACATTGGACAACACAACATTAACAAGCACAACAACACAACTAAGCAACGAGTTAAGTATAAGTGATATTCAACAACAGATTGCAGACAGTGGATGGATAAACCCGACTTTAAACTCACGTTTCGAACCGTACTATGCAGGCGTAGAAGTTGAATACAGAATGATTGGTAAAATGGTTGAAATAAGAGGACAAGTAAAACCGACAAGCACAATCGTAGGCAGTGCCACAACATATCCTATTTTCACATTAGTAAGTGGTTTTAGACCTGTACAGAATGTAGATAGAATCATGCATGGTAGCACTGTTACAAATTGGTTGTTACGTATTACAACAGATGGCGTTGTTTCATTCTCACGTCTAGTTGAGGGTGGTGTATATGTGGATGCAACAACTACACATTGGTTACCATTTAGCGTCATGTTTATGGTGGACTAGATGAACACACAAGATAAAAATAAAAACCTTAATAAAGGAGATTCAAGCATGAAAACAATACAAGCATTAAGCAACATTCTATCAATGGTTATGGGTGAAAAATCATTGAATTATTGGGCGTTACTGATTGGGATAATTGCAAGCTGTACAACGGAAATATTTGGAGGTTACGACATGCCTTTGAAAACTCTTGTAATACTCGCTGTAATTGATATAATCACAGGACTATTAAAAGCGTTCTCTACAGGTACATTATCAAGCAAAGTGAATACAAAAGGACTAGCAAAAAAATTCTGCATGTTCTTAATCGTTGCGTGTTCTGTACAACTAGAAACACTTTACAACGTACCATTGCATGAGGGTGCAGTGTCATTTTATATCTTTAATGAAATACTTTCCATTTTGGAAAATGTAGATAAGATGGTTGACCTACCACCCCAAATTATGGAGTTCGTTAATAAAATAAGAAATAATAATATTAGTGAAACGAACAGAAAAGAACAACAGAAAAAAGAAGAAGAAACAAAAGAAGATATTAGTGATTCTGACGATAGTATTAAAGGATAATATAAACGTATTGACTGACAGCATGTTGAAACTCACAGATTTAATTTTAAGCACTTGTAACCTATGCGACGGTATGTAAACCTACCTAGTGTATTTACAGGTGCTTAAATTTGATTTTAGAGCGTTTTAAACAATTTTAACTTTTTTTAAAATATATATTTACAAATTAAAACATTTATGATATACTTAAGGAGTGTTAAAAACACAGAGAATATTTCAATTGAAAAGAGGAAAAGAAAAATGAAAAAATGTCTATGGGTATCATCCCAACCAATCACAAGGGAACAAAAGTCACAAATAATGGAGAGGTTACAATGTAATTTCGTTTGTGACTTATGCGACAGGGAAATTGATTCTGTCGATGTTCTGTTTGAAATGGCAGAACAAAGCGATACAATTATTGTAGATATGGCAACAGCCCCGAAAGAGGTTGTAAGCTGGATAGATACAATAATAAACCTTGCACCTATTAAGGGTAAACAGATAATAATCTTACGTGATAGACGTAAGAACAACAGAAGATAAGAAAAGGAGTAAACAAATGGCGTTACATCAAGAAAATAAATGGTGTTTCGTCATTTGTATTCACAGGAAGATTCTGCGTTTTGCCTGTTGGATTGACAACACAGACGCATTTGTGAAGTACCTACATGAACAAGGTTATGAGTTCATAAAAGTATTTGAGCCTGTACGTACAGATGACGGACTAGACCACCTTACAGACGAACAAATGAAAGAAATAATAAAATTAAAGAAAGAGTGCATAGCATAAGAGGGAAACGAAATGAAAGCAAATTTGAGACTACTAAACGTAAAAGATTCGTGTAAGGTTGCATTAGATTCACATTGCATCACACACGACAGCATATTGTTAACAAACTTGTGGGATGGTAACACAGTAATTGCAAGTATAGACGGTATAATAACAAAATGCACAATTGGGACAGTTGACGATTTTACTACACGTACAAACAAAAACCTAGGTAATAAAATATTTATTACTTTGAGGGTGCAAGCAGATGAAAGCATTGGAATAACAAGGGAGTACAAGTTTTCACTTACATGCACAGCATCAAAAGACGGAAAAGATAATTTTGTAGTTCATAGAATACAATAAAAAAACAATTGACTTTTTACCTGACATATGATATACTTATATAGTCGGACGATATCCGACAAGCCTTGTGATATTACCCATGATATCGGTGTACGTGTTTGTCAGTCATGTACATTACACAGTCAAACGTGTACAAGGCTATTACTGTAATTACAGTAAATAAAATACCTTGATAAAGGAGAGAAAGAACAATGAAAAAAGAATTAATGAAAGAACCTTATTTAAAGGCGTCAAAGCGTGTCGATTTGCTAGATATAGCGAAAGAGCTAAATATAAAGGGAAGACACGCACAAAAGAAGCAGGAATTAATTGCTAACATTTTGCAGGCGTACAGTTTGCAAGAACCAATGATACAAGAAGTAACAGAAGTAACAGAAGAAGATAACAAAGTGGTGGAAAAGCGTGAATACATTGCTAACGCACCACTAGGAACACCAGTGGCATTTTCAACACCTAACGGAACGTATACAGGATTTATTGTTAATCGTTCACGCCAACAAGGAAAGTTAATGATACAAGAGAGTAACAAAGATGGCACGAAAACAAACGTGTGCCACACTGTAAAATTCGATGACGTGTTATGGGTGAAGTACGGTGCACGTTACCCACGCAACATTTATGCAATGATATTAGAAACGCATAGAAAAAAGGAGCGTGAACAGGGTGGAGCAGACGCACAACAAATATAGTGGTGTAGAACTAACCAAACAAATAAACAAAATGTACACGTTAAAGCAAGAGTTAAAACGTGTGCAAGAAGAATACGAAACAAAAGTAAATGAAACAAAACATATAATTAAAAACTACATGGACGAAATAAAAGCAAATACAGTTACATGTAGTATAAATGATATGTCAGCCGATTGGGATGACGTGGAACTTAAGGCAAGTTTAACACAGCACACCAAGATTATTTTTGACGCTGACAAGCTACACGAAAGATTAAAAGCTAAACCATTTGTTAACAGTGTAATAAACAAAACATATACCGTTAACGATTGGCAACAGTTAGCAAACACGCTACAAAAGTATAAAGTACCTGCACACGAGGTAACAAAGTACATAACAGTTACAAAACAAGTGGACACGAAGTTACTAGACCATTATAGTAATTTAGGCGATGTTACACTTGAAGAGATACAAGGAACATACACAGTACAAACGAGCGAACCGAGTTTACAAGTTCGCACTGTAAAAATTACTGACAAGTGAGGTAATACATTGATGGACTTAAACGGAAGTAAAGAAATGTTAAAAACCCTTTTTATTATGGATTAGCATTTGAATACACGCAGGACAAAATAATTTGCCCTATACATTCAGATGTTAATCCATCCATGAAAATTGATTATGAATCAGGCAGGTATTTTTGTTTTGGGTGTGGTGCAAGTGGAAACGTGTTACAGTTAATACAAGCTATAGAAAGTAAACACAATGACAACGTGTTGAATGATTTACAAGCTTGTTTTAAAATGTACGAGATAACACACACAGACAAAACGAAACATATCACAAATGTAGTGCACACAAAACAAACAAAAGCTTTACCACAATACCTTATTGAAGCAAAACACGATTATCATGGATTGTTAACAAATGACTGGAATGATGTGACGGATGAACACACATTACAAGCAAGACAATACATGAATGATAGAGGTTTTGACAACAATGTACTAAACAAAGCAAAAGCCAAATACACATACAACGCCCATTATCCTATCATGTTCCCTATAACAGAAAATGATGTGTTTAAAGGGTACGTATGCAGAACAAACTTGAAGCATATAGAACAGAAAAGAAAGTACTTGTACAATAAAGGGTTTAGCAGAGAAACAACGCTAGCAGGTACATACACAAGTAACAAGCCTGTGTATATTGTGGAGGGGTACATGGACATGTTAAAAATGAAAATGTTTGGTATAAAGAATGTTGTTGCGATACTAGGTTGGAAGATATCACAGAAACAAATACAAGCGTTAAAAAATGCAGGAGTTACAAAAGTAATATCCTGTTTAGATAATGATACGTGTGGTAAAAAGGGGACAGAATACCTTACGAAGTTTTTTAGTGTTATAAGGTTTCGTTTTCTTAAAGGCATAAAAGATATTGGAGAGTGTAACCAAATACAATTTTCCAAGATGTTAAATAAAACTAAAACTGACTATAAGGAGAACAAGAATTATGGGATTAATGGACAGAATCAAAGAAGAGAGTAAAAAAGCAGGAACGAACAAAGGTAAAATTCTAATGGTGGGTACAGGCGAAAAGAAACGTATTCGCTTTTTGCAGGAACTAGATGATGGTATGGAATTAAAGTTTCATGCGTCGTATGAAAAAGGTGTAAACGCTTTATGTGGCGAAGAGTACGGAAAAAGTTGTCCGTATTGTGGTGATGAAGATTACAAAGGAAAAACCATGTTTGCGTGGAGCGTATACGACACAGACGAAAAGCAAGAGAAAGTAATGTTCTACGGTGTTACACGCTGTACTCCTGTTACGCAACTTGTAGCCTTATCCAATGCGTATAAAACAATAATGGATAGAGATTACGTACTATCAGCATCAGGAACAAAAATGGACAAACAATTCCAAGCGATTGGAATGGATAAAGTAAAATTCAGAAATGATAAAGTTAAAGCAATGTCAAAATCAGCCATATTAAACGTAATCAAAAAAGCTTATCCAATCGATACAGATGATATCGAAGAGGATGACGATGATATAGAAGAGAAAGCAACACTAACAAAGAAAAACAAGAGTACAGATACAGATGATAAGTATGATGGATTATCAGCAAAGAAAATTTATGATATCTGTATTGAAAAAGGTATTGACGTTCCTATCAGAAAAGAACGTGAGTACTACATACAAGAAATACAAGAGTTCGAAAAGCAACACGAGAAGTGGGGCGAAGACGAAGATAATGAAGATGAATGGGAACAGTAGTAATATCATAAAATTAAATTCAGGCGATTGAGTGGGTAACACCACTCTTTTGTTTAATATGGGAGGATTTACAATGATTGATTTACACAGACATGATGAATACAGTGTATTTGATGGGTTCGGAAAACCTAGCGAGCTTGTCAAGACAGCAAAGAAAAAAGGTTACACAATGTTATCTATTACAAACCACGGTACAGTGTCGGGATGGGTACAACATTACAAGGCATGTAAGCAGGAGGAAATGGGATGTATATTAGGTGCAGAAGTATACTTTAAGCCAGTGTTTACAGAAACACGTAGACCATACCACCTGTGCTTATATGCGAAGAACTTCACAGGGTACAAGAATATAAATAAGATACTGACAGAAGCAGAAAACAACAAGTACTATCAAGCAACGGTTACCTTTGATATCTTAGAAAAGTATAGTGATGGTGTTATATGTTCAACAGCGTGTGTAGGTTCTTATACTTCACAATGCATTGCAAGTGACAACACACCATTAGCACTTAAATCGTTACAGAAGTTAAAAGAAATATTCAAACAAGACTTGTACGTAGAGATACAACCATATGCATTACATGGTACGGATGGAATGGGTTTACAAGAGAAAGTAAACATAACATTAATTAAGTTAGCGAAGCAATTAAAAATCAAGTGTATTCTTACATCAGATAGTCACTATGGTGATAAATCAGATTTTGATACATACTTGATTCTTAACGAGATAGCAGGCAAAGACCTAGCACACACTACAGATACCTATAAAGATAGATATATGCCTAACATTGACGATTTATACTATAGGTTCATAGAATTGCATCAAGGCGACTTTAAAGACGTTACAACCCTATCAAGGGAAATGTGTAACAATACGGACGAACTAGGAAGCAAGATAGAACAAAACATACTTGACAACCTAGTCTTGAAGATGCCAAAAGTAGACAAGGTAGAAAAAGGTAAAACTTCAAAGGACACAATTATTGAAGCTGTAATTACAGGCTTGAAAAAACGTGGTAAGTATAAAGATAACTATATCAAGCGTTGTAAGGAAGAAATAAAAGTAATTCTTACATTAGGTTATGAAGATTACTTTTTGATTGTATCCGATTACGTTAAGTTTGCAAAAGAAAATAAAATTGCTGTTGGTGGTGGGCGTGGTTCATGTTGTAATTCACTTGTATGCTATGCGTTGTATATAACAGAAGTCGATAGCTTATTGTATAACTTAGAGTTTAGGCGTTTCTTAAGAGAGGACAGAAAGAAACTACCTGATATCGATTTAGATTTTGAAACGTTTCGACGTGATGAAGTAATTGAGTATCTTACTAACAAGTACCCCACACAGTCAGCAAAAGTATGTAACTATGGATTTTACAGGGTTGACAACCTAGTAAACGATTTAGCGAAAGTATGTAACGTGGATGATAAGAGTACGATTTCAGAAATAAAAGGTTGGATTAAGACAGAACTAATGGATGAAGAACAAACAACGGTAAAATCACTTGAACAGATAACAAGTGACAAAGGACTTTACTATCAGTATGAAGCTTACAATAAGTATTATAATAACATTATCAAACACTTTCTTAAGTTGAACTTGAAGTTACGTTATATCGGTTCAAATGCGTCAGGTGTTGCCATTACATCAGGTAACATAATTGATTACACAGCCTTAAGAAAAGATAAGAACGGTAACATGTTCACATACTATGATTTAGCTGACTTGAATGATATCAATGTAATCAAGTTCGATATATTGGGTTTACGCACAATGTCAGTTATAAGTGAACTAAGAACGTTAACAGGTAACACAGAGTTCGACGATAAGCATGTAAACGATAAGAAGTTACTACAAGCGTTTACAAATGGTGAAACAACAGGAGTTTTTCAGTTCGGTACACGCACACCAACAAAGCTATGTGAAGAAATACATGTTGATAGTTTTATGGACGCTGTAGCAATAACAAGTATTAACAGACCTGCATCACTTAAAAACAAAATGCACAAACAATATAAGAGTAACAAAGAGGATGCAGAAGCGTGGAAAGATACAATGTACTCACGTTACACTAAGGATTCACATGGATGTATTATTTTCCAAGAACAGGTTATGCACATCTGTGTTAACATTGGAGGCCTTACATGGAACGAAGCCGACATTGTAATTAAGTTAGGTAATAACGCAAAGTCTTCTAGTGCGTGGGAAAAGAACGTTAAGAACTACGAAGAACTTAACACAAAATTTCTAGCAGGTGCGTTGAATTACGGAATGACACGTACACAGGCACAAGAACTATTTGATTCTATTACGGAGTACGCCTTTAACAAAGGTCATGCAGTAGGTTACACACTGATATCGTTCGAGGAGATGTATTACAAGGTGTACCACCCACTGGAGTATTGGTACACTAAGATTAAGTATGTACAGAAAGAGGAAGAAGTTAGAAAGCTAACAGAAAAAGCTGTGTTTGGTGGTTGTGTTGTGTTCCTAGCACATGTTAACTATTCACAAGTAGATACACACTTACGAAATGTAAAAGAAGAGGGCAAATGTATTCAAGAGGGTCTACGTTCTGTTAAGGGCGTTGGTGATTTAGCATCAAAAGAAATCATGAAAGAACGTATGAAGAACGGTATCTTTACGTCATACGATAATTTCTATGATAGGTGCTATGGTAGAGTAACAAACAAAAGAGTGGTGAACGCATTACTTGAATCAGGAGCACTAGAATTTAATCACTCAATCTATATACAACGTGTAACACAGTACAACAGACACTTATACGGTAGGGGGATGAAATAACATGGGGATAAAAAGATTACATTCTGCAATTGAGAAATTAAAAGATAAGTATCCACTAGAAACTATTGTATACGCCTTTGACACGTATACCACCCAAGGAAGCCTTTTAATCTATAACAGTATAGAAGATGTGGCATGGTTCAAATCAGAGTGGGATGGGGCGTGTAAGATGTTCACAGGTGATAAGTTCCTACAGTGTAAAGAAAAAATGTATATGAAAGAGGGTTTAACAGATGGCGAAGACCAATAAAGCGAAAATATTGGAGTTGTGCAACACTATTAACAAAAAGAGTGGTGATGGTACACTTTACCAACTAGGAAGCAAACATGAAGTACTAAACGTTCCTAGATGGAGTACAGGCATACAAGACCTAGATAATATAATTGGTGGTGGAATACCCGAGGGAAGAGTTATAGAGATAAGTGGAGCAGAGAGCAGTGGTAAGACAACATTATTACACCATTTACACAGCTTGCATGAAATGTGTTTACACATGCCTGTGGAGGGTACGTTTGACGCAAGCAGGGCAAGAGCATTTGGTAACGATAAGAATCTTAATATCTTTCGTGCTTCCTGTGGTGAAGATGCAATGAATCAAACGTTGTTATTTGCACAAGCAGGAATGCCACTAATAACAATCGATTCTGTACCGTCACTAGTACCAAGGGATGACATGGAAAAAGTTAATAAGGGTGCAAGTAAGAACACAGTGGAAGAACAACGATTAGGAGGTATCGCACGACTACTCACAAAGATGTTACCATCCATAGAGGATGCTTGTGCAATTACAGGAACAACAGTAATATTTACCAATCAATTAAGAGATAAAATGAACGCCCAGCCTTTTGGAGAGAAAACACAGACAACAGGAGGTCACAAGTTAAAGCACGCTTGTAGTATTCGTTTGCAGATAGCACGTAAGAAGTGGATAGAGATACCAAATAACAACCCTAGCAATTCAGCACAAATGGAAAAGGTAGGTTTGATTATGAAAGTAAAGGTTGCTAAGTCCAAAGTATGCAACCCGTTCGGTGAATGTGAGTTGCCTTTATTCTTTCATTGTGGGTTCGTTTCCTTTGATGAAGTTCCATCTATAAGAGCCGACTTGATGAAGACAAGTAAAGAGTTTTGGAAGAAGAACAAAGTCATCCCAATGAGCACACTAGAAGAAGAGGAAGCCGATGAATGGGATGGAATGAGCGAAGATGATGACAATGAACGCACAACCTTTTGGAGAGAAGATGAAGAAAATGAAGACGATTGGAGTGAATAATGGGAAAACTAGAACAATCTATATTAGAAGATTTACAGAAACATGATAGTAAAATCACAGCGATAGCATATAGTAGAGTAATACACGCAGTAGAAAAAGAAATGGAAAAGATGTACATGGGTTCATCCCTGTCACTCCTTAAAAGTGATACATACAAACATTGTATTAAGTTAGTAACAGACCTAGCACAATCAGAGAACATAACACTTGTAGATGGGAGGGATAAAGAAAATGAGTAACGAACAATTACAACTGTTTTGTAACGTAGCCATAGCAATAAGTAAAACAGTTACACCAGTCACAGACTATATAAGTTGTTGCATAGCTATAAAGGATAACACTGTAGTAGCACACTACACAGACACACCAACAACACCAGTATTGATTAACATGCTGATGCATGAGCGTATAAAAGACTTACAAGGATGTGATATAATATGCACGTCAGACCACAACCAAAATGGAGAAAATAGGTTTTATGTTCCTTTTGTAAGCAGGGAGATAGTAGCAGTCCTTGATAGGTACAATATAAGGTTATACAACAGGAATGGATTGATAAGCCTATGAGCATAACGGATAATATTAAACAGCAAGCTAAAAGGACGCACACAGCTATACAAACACATGATAGCATACAGTTAAATGGTATAATCAATAAAATGTTTTATTTACCACGTAACGTACAGAAAGAAACGGAGTTCATCAAGCACGTAATGACAAGAGGACAGGAACAGACAGAAAGATGGGGTTTACATGCATCTAGTTTAATTACAAGTGAAGCACAGTTTTGTATACGTTCCTGCGTGTTATCATTAATCTACAAGCAGTTACAAGGAAGTGAGATAAACATAAACTTAATGCGTATATTCGAAGAGGGTAACGCTTGCCACGAAAAGTATCAACGTATGTTTATCAGAGCAGGTTATAGCCAGCCTACAGACCTAGATAGAACTTGTTATAATAAAAAGTACATGATACAGTTTTCCCCTGATATAATATGCAACATTCCACAAATACATGATAGTCCTATAGTGGGTGAAATAAAGACGCAGAACTCACATATATACGCCAAACAAACAGTGCATGACAGTGGTATGAAGCAAGCAAAGTTATATATGCATCTGACAGGATTAACAAAGGCTTTTGTGCTTGTAGAGAGTAAGAATGACCAAGAGTTCAAAACGTACCTATACGACTACGATATAAGGGATGTAATGGTGTACATACAGCGAGCAGAAGCAATAATGAAAGCTTATCATCTGTTAATGGATAAAGGTAAGCTAATCAACAGAAAGAACGATTGTACAGAGTATACATGCAAACGTGCACAAGGGTGTGCAATGAAAGATGTATGCTATAACAGAAGTAAAGAAAAGATTCCTGATAGTTGGTATCAGAGTATACAGAAAGACACATTCTAGTTAATAAAATAATAAGCTATATAAGGCGTAAAGTAGGCTATCATGTAAAAGTGGTAGCTTATTTTATTTAATCCCTTATATAAGGCAATATGGAGGTTATAGAGGTATATGGGAACTATAGAACGGTATAATAAAATAGTAATAGGCATTGACCAATCCTTGAAGTGTACAGGTATAAGCATTGTAGCAGATGGCAAGATAAAGAACGTAGTGTCAGAATCATACAATGAGTGTAAAACAGATACAGATAAACGGTCAACACTATATAAACGTGTATACACAGCTATACATACAGCAAAACAAAGAAGTGATAACGTAATAGTCATAATGGAGCGTATACGTTTAAAGTCAGCAGGATTCATTGATATTAATGTTATCAAGGCTATGGCAGGATTGTGTTGTACAATAACAGACTGTTGTGTTAATAATGGTATACAAGCCTACACAGTTGATACAGCATCATGGAAAGCACAAGTTGTGGGTTCTGCTAAGAAACAGGATAACAGTTATGGTATAGACCCTAAGAAGTGGCTGACAATGAAATATCTTGTAAGCAATGGTTACGAACAGTATATACTACAGGAAGTATCACCACGCAAGAAGACAAGTATAGTTAAGGTTGTACATAATAGTAATGGTACAGTCACACGTTATACTTACAATGATAATAAAGCTGACAGTATGTGTATAGGATTATATGGCTTTATATCGCCTGATTTACAGAAGTTACACCCCGAGAAGTAGAATAATATACCTAGATATATAGAATGGCTTTAAGGGGCATATATGAGTATCACAAGGCTATATACAATAAGCACCTACTAGTAATGATGTGTACACAACAGTTAATATGACATGTGTATATACTTGTTACTAATAGGTGCTTTTATTATGTACTAATGTAATATGACACATAACAACACGTAATATACTACTAGTAAACAAGTATAACGTAACGTAATCAAGTATGTGTTGTGTGTTAACTGTTGTGACGTGTTGTGTGTTCATGTGTTACGTTGTATACCTGTTGTCAGATGTGACCTTATATATTTACTTTTATTGTAATAAATCCACACGTAATTATATGTATTTGTATATAGTAATACATGTGTTTCTATGTAAAAATGACGCATGTGAGCACCTTTAAAAGTATGTATTTTCACAAGGGCGTACTTGTAAAAGCATGTAGTTTTACCGTTTTCCACTTTTTTGTCAAGCCCTTTTTGACGATTTAATATTATTTAACATTTATCATATGTGACCACATGTAAACCCTATTGTTTCCTACATTTGTTCGTTAATAAGTATGTAACAATACGCTATGTAACCACTGTTAACACTGTGTTGTCACTGTGTGCACACAAAAAAAGTTGTTGACAAAAAAAACTTAAAGTGTTATCATATTTTCAATACGTGGGGAACATGGGGTCAGGGGTGTGAGAGTGCTCCAGTGCGTTTGTGCGTGTACGTGTCAGTGTCAATTCAATTCTATTCGTTCTATTCTATTCAACTGTCTTTCAGACAGCATTACACATTCTATTCTATTATATACATTCATTACATACATATACATACTATTGTTAATACTATTTACATTCAATGTATAATACTATACATACACTTATAGTTATATACTCATAGTATAATAATAGTACTAATGGTGTATACTATCTATTAATAGTTAATAACACTATTCTATTGTTTACAATGTAATACTATATACATGTAGTATAATACACAATGTAATACATATAAATAACTATATGTTAACATTATAATAGTACAGTGGTACAATAATAATATAAAACAAACAAGAAAGAGGTATAAACAGTGAACAAACCTAAGTTACTATGTATGAACATGCACGACTACACGAAACAAGAACAAACAAAAGTTACAACATTAAATTATTTTAATAACATCAAGAACATGACCGAACATTACAATGTTATAATTGTACTATTTAACAGTTTACAACACAGCGAAATTACAAAGTACGCACCATCACTATGTAACAGTGAAGATGTAACAATAGTTCACATGTATGAACTAAAATTACTCGAAATGAAACAATTCATAAGTAAGTGTCACCTAGTAAGTTGTATCTACATGCTGGGGTTCAACGTTGAATCAGATTTACACACAAGGCAAGGACTCACAGTGTACACATGCAACGGTAAAGAGTTACGTTATGTCTTTTATAACTTTCTGCTTGATGCATACAGACGCAGACCAAACATTGTAATTTACTTAACAGAAAAAGATGTGGAAGAAGCGTTAAAAACTTTGAGTGTATTCTCTCTCATAGAAAACAAGAAAGTGAAAGTTCAAACCGACTTTGTTTCTGTAATACGCACAGGCATAGGAAGTACACGACAAAACAAAAACTTACTAGAATTTATTAATAAAAAACTATCAGGACAAATAGACGGTTCTAAACCATTTGTAAAAAAAGTGCTACCATTCGCAAGTGATGTAAATCCAAAATATGATTTAACACTTGAAGACTGTAAACATATAAATGATAACTTTGTTGTATTCTTAGAGTACTACACAACACGTAACTATCCAATCAGTTGTACAAGGTTTAACATACAAACACTTTTAACATGTTTCTTATTGGGTCGTATTCCGATAATCGTATGCCAAACAGAAGAGCAGAGAGAATTTATAATAGAATTGATAAAGAATACCCTTGACGATAGTTTAAATTTGCCCCTTAACCTGCATAGAGCTTCATGGATGCTTCACATTTCTTTTACAATACTTAAGAGCGAATATGAGGATTCTAGTGCGTCAGAGCTACATAGCAGATTTACAAAAGCAGGTCACATTGAGTTCATGCGTGTAGCAAAAGATACAATTTTAGAAATAATACAGTAAAAAGAATTGACATACTCTCATAAATGTAGTATAATAAACAAGTAATTAAATATTTCAGTTGAAAGAGGCGAACAAAATGAACAAAGAACTTTTGGAATCAGGAAGAATCAAAACAGCTATAACTTATTTCGATAATATACTAGAATTACACGAACACCTAACAAAAGAAAAAGGTTTTAATATGCACTTCAAAAATGCAAACGATAGAAGTTCAATGAAAAGTGGTTATGACGGTATACGTTTTACAACTACAAAATCTTTCGAAGAAGCACTTGACTTGTTAAAGCAAGGTGATTCATTCAACACACAAAACATACTCAATCAAATGAGTAAAATAAAAGTAGCTGATACAAGAGAGGTTGTAAAAAAACTAGGTTTAGACATAGCAGGGTATCAATGTTGTGTGCCTACGTATCTTAACAACCAACCTAATAGCATGTTTAACAAAACACGTACCGTTAAGAAAGACAAAGTAATAACATTAGTAAAGTTGTCCTCTTATCCTGTTAGGACAACAGCAGACGAAATAATAAAGTATAATGCTCTATTTCTTAATACAGTTAAGATGATTGAGCAACAAGGTTATAGATGCAACATAGAGTTGTTGCATGCAAGTATTGGAATGAAAACACATATAATAACAAGAGTTAAAGTAAAAGACGCAAGTGAACGCCTTAATGTGTCAAAGTTAGCGTTTGTACTTGTTAATCCGTCTTATTCAAGGCGTTGTATGTTTCGCAGGATAGAACTTGATGAACATACAACATCTGAATTTTCCAGTGGCTACGGTCTTTCATGTTACACAAAAGAAAAACTAAACACTACACTGTACAAGGTGAACTCGAAACATATTATCATAGAATCAATGTTCGGGGAAAAAGAACAAAAGAAATTGATTGATGACGTACAAAGCAAATAGAATAGATAACAATCAAGTGACCAATAACAAGGTCACTTTTGTTAGTTTTAAAAGTTATACAAAAAGTGTTGACATGTACACATACATAGTGTATACTTATACACATGAGATACAACATAAAAAATATGTCAGTTGACAAGGAGATTAAACAATGAACACAATGAAAGTAAACAGAATCGGAAACAGTAAAGTAAATATTGAATATCAAATAGAAGTTGAAACATATAAAGGAAGAAAATTTAAATCAGAAACTATCAACACATTTGATATGAATGGTAACACATGCTTTTATTTCAAAGGACAGTATTACAAGCTTACAAGTAATACAACATTCGAGCCACTTAAAAAAGTGACAACAAAGAAAAAAAGCAACACAACAAAAGTTACGTTAACAAATACAACATTTGACGTAACACTTACAACAAAAGAAAAGACAGTAACAACCACAACAGAAGAAACACCAACGACAACTACAAACAAGGATTATTCAAAGTTTATGAAACACAATAAACACAAAATGATTCTTGAATGTATTAAAAGTAATGTTCCTGTATTCCTTGTAGGTGGTGCAGGAAGTGGAAAGAACTTCACGCTTGAACAAATTGCACAAGAGTTAAAAATGAGTTTTTATTTTAGTAATTCAGTGCAACATGAATTCAAATTAACAGGATTTATTGATGCAGGTGGTAAGTATCACGAAACGGAGTTTTACAAAGCTTGCAAGGATGCGAGTGAGGGGAAAGAAGTAATGTTCTTCCTTGACGAAATAGACGCTTCAACGCCTGACGTTCTTATCCTGTTAAATAGTGCCATTGCAAACGGATATTTTGAGTTTCCAACTGGAAAGCTTACGTTTAACAAGAATATAAAGTTTGTATCAGCAGGAAACACAGTTGGTAATGGTGCTGATGATAGCTATACAGGGCGTTGTTGCCTTGATATGTCATCACTTGATAGATTCGCTTTAATCAAGTTCGACTATGACATGGAGATTGAATTAGCTATCACAGGGGGTAATACAGACCTTGTGGGAATGGTGGAAATGCTTAGAGCGAGAGCAACGACCAATCAAATACGTTGTGTATTCTCATACAGGTGCTTAGAGCAAATCACAGCACTTGAAAAGACAAGTATGAAACTAGAAGATATCTTAACAATTACATTACTAAAAGGACTTGATAAAGATACAGCAAACACATTGAAGTTTTCGTCAGACGTGACTTGTAAGTATCTAAAAGCTTTTAGTAAAGCAATCAAAGGGATGTAGTAACATAGAAAGTTTTGTAAGGGGCACAAGTAACACGCCCCTTGCGTATACAAAGGAACGGTGATAAAATGGTAATAATTACAATAGTAACAGCTTACGTTACGTTTACAATCTTATTGTATGCGTTAAACGTAAACAGCAAACACCAAGACAAGAAAATAAAAGAAATGCATACAAGGAGGGTAACACATGTTAGACAGAAAAAATCTACAAATAGTAGAGGTGAAAGAGATTGAAGATAAAGACCTTGTTAACAATCTATGTAACGTATGCAACAACAAGAAAAGTAAGTTTGTTTTAAAAGTAGGTAACAACAACTTTATACATAGCGTGTCTATGTGTAGCAAGTGCCTTGATACCCTGTATTGCAAAATATGGGACGTTAACGCAGAAAGTGAAGAAGATAAAGTAATAAAGGTAGTACGTCCTACAGTGATGCGTGAACTACCTATGAATTGTTACGATTGTGAATGTAACGATTGCGTGTTACCTGTAGACAGCGAAAATAAAATGAACAAGGAATACAAGTACAAGCGTCATGAAAAATGTAACTTGAAACTTGTAAAATATACATAATGGACTACAGCAAGAAAGAAACATTTAATATAACGTTTAAAAATAATATTTACTGGAGTTGTGTAACAAAAGTCGACTACTTACAACGTCTGATTTTAGTTTGTTGTATCTCATACTATGAGCTGAATGAAAATTTTGTAACTGACACAAGATTTGACCAAATCGTAAAACAGTACAAACTGATGTATGCAATGTTAACACCTGTACAACAACAAAGTACACGTTACTACTATGTACTTAAAGATTTATCAGATGTATCGCTGTTTGAAACAATATACATTTTAACACAGGAAGATAAGCAAGTCATTTATGATAAGGCTGTGGACGTGTTAAAGCGTAGAACAGGAGGTAAAGAGTGATAGGGTATATATTTCTACTATTATTTATTATAGCTTGTCTATACACCTTATGTGAAGCTATAGCAAGCAATATGAAATGGATAGCACAATTTAGACAATTCAAAAGTTCAATAGAACATCACAATACAAAATAGTGAAAGAGGTAAGAATAATGAAAACGGAACAAATGGAGATATTAAGAAAAGGTAATGTAACACAAGAGAACTTTTTAGATATTATGCTAGAGAGCGTTAGTGATATCTATACAAAGGGATTCCTTGATGTAAGGATTGATAAAACAGAAGCAGACGTTAAGTGTACATTACGTTACAAGATAGGTACAAAGTATTATTACACTTCTTTTGGGATGCGAGAGGTAACAAGAGAGTACAACGAAAGAACATGTGATATTATAAAACAAGCAAACAAAGATTTAATTACAGCATTGGAACAAGGAAGCAAGAAAACAGAAGCTGTAATTAATATGGCTATTGATTTATACATCCTTGACGAAATGATGAAAGTACAAAGAACATTATTGATGAAACTGGATGAAGATATCACCGATTCCATCCATGATACTGACTATGTAAGGAGTGTATTAAATGATGGTGGCAAACAAGATGATTAAAACAATCAAACTTTATATGTGGACTGTAAAAGAGTTACAGCGTATAAAGTACCAACGCACACAAAAGAAAAATGTATATACATTTATAAGCTCATTGTACGCAGGCGTTACGTTCACAAGATTCTTGAAAGAATATGACTTACTTATACACAAGGTAGGTGGTGTTAAATGAAAAGAACAGCCAAATTTTACAGAAGAAACGAAAAGGAAGTAATGGAAGCGTTTGGAATGGAAACAGACCCACAAAGTGGAGGGGGATGGATTGTAAAAGAGGACGGACAGAACGAACATATTATTTGCCAGTTAAAAAGTACAGATGCGTCTAGTTTTACCGTGAAGAAACTTGACTTAGACAAATTAATTTATAACGCCAGCGTGTCACACAAGTTACCTGTTTACATGGTGCAACTGTTAGAGAGTAACGAACTGTACATAATATGTAAACCTGATAACATACAGGATTTAGCACGTTATCTTACTACAAACGAAACAAAAGAGATAACACGCCAAACCTATAATCTAGAAACGTACACAGATACAAAACAATCAAACAAAAAGGTTGTAGTGTCTTCCTTGTCAGCACGTCAAAGATTTGAACAAGAAGAACGTGAAAGACACGACAAAACAAAATATATTAGATAAAAGAGGAAACGACATGGAACAAAAAGTATTAGTTGAAAGCGTAGCATCTTACAACTCACACAGGGTTGCAAAGAATGGCAACGTAAACTTAATGATAGAGATAGATTATAGTGAGCAGGTAAATGTCGTATACCTGTTACAATTACAAAACTGTAATATAGATATAAAAGTAAAGAAAGTTAATGAGGATTTAATGGAATTAGGAAACTTCACATTAAACAACATTAACATTGACCAAAACGGACATACAAAAATAAAACTTAACAGTCTGTCAGATTACGTTGAATTAAACAATCTCAATAAGCTGTTAGCAGATAACAAAGAAAAACAGGTGTTCAACGTTTATTTTTCTGCTGACGTTGACACAGAAGAAGCAGAAGAAACACCAACAGATGAATGGAAAGAAGTAGAAGAAACGAAAGCAACAGAAGAAATTGAGGAATGGTAAAATGAAAAGAGAAATAACACAACAACAAAGAACAGGCGTATTAAGTAGATACAGAAGTAAATACGTTGAAATATCAAAAGCGAGTATCACGCCTACAAGAAACATGGTTATTAGTTCGTCAGAAGATATTACAGGAAAGAAAAGCTACATTTTGTCACAGCAAATCACAGTACAAGAGGATGGAAGAACAACACAAGTTTTCTTGAAAGGTTCAGGAATTATCGTTGATGACTTAAAAGGATTATACAATATAAGGGATGCTGTTAATTTCGCTGTTAACAAAGCAGAGAAAGAAAAACCTACATTCCAGTATACAGATGTAAATGATGATTCCATTGAGTGGGATGATAATTAATAAAAATGTTGACACATGTGATATTGTGTGCTATACTATAACAGTGAGATAAACACGATATCACAAATCTTCAACATTTCAGTTGAAACAAAATAAAATAAACAATCGAAAGAGGTAAAACAAATGAGCGTAAATTATACAGTAAGTCAGGCATCAAAAATAGTAGCAGGAAGTACATTGTCAGAAGAGGTAAAAGATTTCGGAAAAAGATTCCCACTAGCAACTATGCTAGTAACAAAAGCACTAGAGGGAAATCAGGAAGCGTTAATCATGTTGCTAGGTTCATTACCACAAACAGCTACAATGCTTAAATTAGAGAGAGATTTGAGAGGGGAAGAAAAAGAAGTTGAAACGTTCGCCCCTTGTGAAGAATTAATCACAGATAAAGAGCCAACAGGCGAAACACCTTTGACAGTTGTAGACCCTGTTGAAGTAAAGAAGACATCAGAAGTTAAGAAGCCAACAGACAAGCCAAATCTTGACGATATGAACAGTAAGCAACTAAAAGCTTACGGAATGTCAATAGGACTAACAGCAAGAAGCCTTGTAGGTGGTAGGGATGCTGTTGTTGCAATGATAATGGAAAAGTTAAGTAAAGGCGATACAGGAGCTATCAAAAAGTTACCAATCGAAAAAGGTGTTACACCAACAAAAGCACCTGCTGAAACAAAGAAATCAACAGCAACAACAACAGTAACAACAGAAACATCACTATTGGATGATGTAGAAAATAAGTCAGCTAAACAGGTATATGATATCTGTGTGGCGAATGGGGTTGAAGCAGAGAAACGCCAACCAAAACAGTTCTATGTAGACCTGTTGATTAAACTAGAAGAAGAAAAGAAGAACGAAAAAGAAACAGATACAATTGATTATTCAGAAATGAAGCCACAAGAGTTATATAAGCTGTGTAAGGCAAGAGAAATCACAGCAGAAACAAGACAGCCACAAGCATACTACATCGCACTTTTAGAGGATGCAGATGCAAAGGAAAGTGTTGAAGAGGACACAGAAACATGGACAGAAGAAGATGACACGGTTGAAGCCGACGCAATCGAAGAGCCTGATTATGGTGATATTGAAAAAGAAGCGTCAGCGTGGGAAATCTAAATGTTTAGGGTGTATTAAAAATAGAGAATGATTATTGTAAGTGGGTACGTAAAAATGCCCACTTGCGAAATTAAAGGAGGTTGCAATGTATGTTAGATAACGTACACAAGGAACTAGATAGCATACTAAACCTAGTATGCACAACAGAAGAAAATAGGCAAACGCTCAATAGAGCACTTAAACAAATCAAGGTATTTGAAAACAACAAATATGTACCTATCGAATTGTTAGAAATATATATAGCAAAGGTCACAAAGAAATATAACGTAAGCATACAAGGAATAACACATGTATGTTACCCTGATAGGGAAGAAACATACTGGACGGTATCACTTAAGTTGTCAGATACCCATAAGTGGTTAGGTATGGTACATGGTTTAACACTTAGAGAGCTAACAGCAAAATGCTGTTTTGCACTTAATTACATGATACAGAACAAAATAATTGTACCTTTACCAAAACAGGAGGTACAAAAGAATGAGTAAGCTAAGAGTGTACACAGATGGAGCGTGTAGCGTTAACATTGGTGCAGGTGGCTATGGTCTTGTACTGTGTTATGACGATAAGATAGAAAAGAAATACGGATATAGCACAAACACAACAAACAACCGTATGGAGTTAATACCTGTCATAAAGGCTATACAGTACGCCAAAAAGTTAGGTATCAGTGATGTAGAAATATTGTCAGACAGTGCCTACGTAGTCAACTGTATAAATCAAAAATGGTACAGTAAGTGGAAAGTCAACAACTGGAAAACATCAAGCAACACAGATGTGAAAAACGTTGACTTATGGAAAATGCTAATAAACGAACTAGACACAGCAGGGATGAAAGTGACGTTTACAAAAGTAAAAGGACATTCAGGCGACACATTAAACACAGAAGCCGACAGATTGGCAACACATGGCGTATATATGGCTAAACAGTTGTTAGGAGGTGGATTTTAATGAAAAGGTTCACAAAAGCACTTATGAAGTCTATAAGAAGCGTATACAGGCGTTCATGGTATGCGTTAGAAAAGAATCTGTTTGGTATAGGATGCATGTTAGAAGTATTATCATTCTTTATAATGTCACTGTTAGTGCAAAGGAATGTTGAACAGTTCATACTACAAGCGATATTCATTTCTGTGTTGCCTGTAGGAAAGTTACTACAGATGACAGCAAATAATTTAAATGTAGGCTGTACGATGCCTATGCACACAAAGAAGTTCACGTTGTGCGTAGATGACGAAATAACAGCCAATAAGAAAGATTTACAGGAAATACTAATATATTTGTCGCAGGTTGAAGATTACGCATTACGACAAGGTCACAAGTATCAAGAAGAAGATTAAATAAACTAAGTTATTACACATCACACTGTACTAGTCAACATGTCAACAAGTCATGTATCTATTTTGTTACTTTATTTCAAATGGTGTGATGTGATTACATATAACAAAACATAAAACGCTAGTGGAAACATACTCACGTGTACACGAACTCCCAACGTGTATACACTCCACACAATAAATAATACCCCTGATTATAAAATGAAGCTAGCGTTTTATCTTTTAAGCATATTAACAAATAATATAAATGTGCTTGCATAGTTCAGTTGAACAGAAAAAAAGGAGGATATAATGGAAGACACTAAGAAACAAACAAAGGGAAAGAGTAACACGCTAATCTGTGGAACAATGTTGTGTACATTAATGTTAGTAACATCAAATACATTAATAACAAACGCACATACACAAGAGGTAAACCCAAACATACCAATTGTAAAGACTACAGTACAACCAACACAAGGAACAATATGTTATCAGGAACATGGTGACAATTGCATGTGTGATAAGTTCGTGGATAATACAATCCCTGTTGTAACTGTTAAACCCACACACACAGCGACAGCAACAGCAACTAAAGAAGCCTTGACGGATGTGTTAACTGGCAAAACAACAGTTTACAAAGTAGGAAACACAATAGTTACACCACAACCAACAACCAAGCCAACACTAAAAGAAGAACAAGCCAATGCAACAACTATACAAATAAACAAAGCAATGGCATCAAGCTACAGTAAAGGGAAACCTTACAACATCCCTTTAAGTGCAGACCTACAAAGACACATAATTAACAAATGTAAAAAGTACGGTATCAGTCCAAACATTATCATAGGGATGATTGATACAGAATCCACCTTTGACCACAATGTAATGGGTGATTACGGTCATAGCTATGGATTAATGCAAATACAAAAGCGTTACCATTACGACACAATGAAAAGATTAGGATGCTATAACCTTTTAAACTCATACGATAATGTAAACGTAGGTATTGATATATTCGCACACCTATATTACAAATATGGTAACTACCATAAAGCCTTGATGGCTTATAATGGTGGGGAGGGATACGCAGACTATAGAATCAAAAGGGGTATATTGCGTTCTAAGTATAGTAGAAAAGTAATGAACAAAGCATACCATTATAAAGCCATTCGCAAATATTAATTAAATACACACACAAAAGCCGATACAAGCCTTGTAGCCACTTAAATACATTATTTTAGAATAATATACCTTAAGATAAAAAGTGACGTTTACAAGCCCTGTATCGGCTTTATAATGCCATAAAATAAATTTCATATTTTTTACAAAAAAAGTATTGACAACCAATTCAACACATGCTATACTATCAAAGTACCAAGTAGTTGATTGGTAACAACAAAATATTTCAGTAGAGAGAGGAAACAAAGAAAATGAGTATTATTTACAAATTGTCGACAGACAAAAGGTGTGAACTACAGGCGATACAAGTAAACGCCAATAACATCTATGACAAAATGAGCGAAGCAATAGGAAACACAATGGAACACGTACACGTTAAAGGACTTGATGAAAACAACATTACAATGTTTTGTGATGATGAATTTCTTTTGAACAAAAAACAAGAGTTAGAAAACGTGTCAATTTACCTGTTTTACAAGAACCTACCTATATTAGGTAATGTTATCTTTGCAGGATTCGACAAGGGAACAGGTGATAGCTTGCCACTTACAAGCGAACAAATCACCATCATACAGAAACTAATCAAGAAGACTACAATTGCAGGCATTGGCATTGCATACGTAGAGTAACAACAAAGTATATACGCAGGGTGTAAAAGCCCTGTTGTATGTACAAACAAAAAGAAATAAAAAAAGTTTCAAAAAAGTGTTGACAAGTGTTTCAATACATGTTACACTGTAAAAGTAGCAGATAGCTACAAAATAACTCGATAGAGTAGGAGAGAAAACCATGAAAACAATTTACGACGTTAAAACAATATTAAAGAGAGCACACAACATAAAGAAACAAGCAGGATGCACAATGTCAGAAGCTCTAAAGTTTTCATGGGCTATCGAGAAAAAAGAAATCGAAATCAGAACGTACAACGCACGTTTTGACGGTGAAGTAGTAACTTGGTCTATATGGACGGGTTACGGTAAAGTAAGAGCATATTACACATGTTCATGGCGTTCAAAATACGCAGACGCTAAAAAGACAAACTTTGTAAGCATGTAAAGGATAGGTTAGCATAAACATCAAGATGGAGGGGATAACATGGTATCATGTAAAGTCAGAAACACACCTAAAATGAAAAAGGTGTTAAAGAAAGTGTTGTCAAGAAAAAGAAGACATCACACAAAGAAAGTGAACGATATGTCATTCATAGGTTCACGAAAAGAAAATAACAAGTATGTAAGCAATTACGACTTGTAACATAATAAAGGAGGTGTTAACAATGCTATGTAATAGATGTGGTGGTGCGTGCTGGGAAGAAAGCAACATGTGTTTCGAATGTGGATATCCAGCAGGTGCAGAATGGGAAGAACCTACACAAGAAGAAGCACAGAAAACGACACAAGAAGCAATAAACATGTAACTTAAAACATAAATTAAGCACAGTAGTGCAACAAGGAGGAAATAAAAATGGAAAGATTTAAAACAAAGGTACAAATAATAAAAATCGGGGATATAATGAACACGATTGACGTCGTGTGTAACAATAGATTTTGTTTTACTTACGACCAATGTGCACGTGATGGTACAGACGAATGTCTGTATTGTGCACACGGTGACAGTCACGGTAATTGTGGTATACTTGATGTGTCAGAGTGTGTTATAACTAAGGTAAAAAAACGTAACCTAAACGATGGTTACAAAAAGATACGTTTTGCGAAAGAATCAAAACACCCAAAAGTTAGACTAGGATTATTGAAAATCTTTCAAGAGGTGTATTCTGAAAGTATGGAATGTAATGTTGTTGTGTATCAAATCGACGAACCAAATAATCGTATTTGGGCACAAAGAAAAAGTTGTAAACCGTCGAAGTGCTTTTTCGTAAAGCATTTAGATATAAACGACATATCAGAAAAAAGAGAGGTGTAGCAAATGGAAAATAAATATGTTTTTGAATTTACAGATAACGCAGAGAAAAACGAACACGCACAAAAATGCTTAGATTTTGTTGTAGAGTGTGTTAAAGATTACTCATACGACAAAAGAGAAGCGAACCTAATAATGCGTGGTTACCTTATCGCACTATTAGGTAACGAAATATCAGCACGTTCTATGGAAGCAAACACCTACGCAAAAGAACGTATCAAAAACGCATACGACATGCGTGTTAAGTATAGGTATGGCGTTAGTGATATAACGTTTAAAAATTGTACTGTGTCACGTATGCAGGACGCCTATGTCCTTGTAGGTAGAGAGGGAAACAAAGATATAAGGGTAATGCAACCTTTTAACACTCCAATTGGAGATTACACAGACAGGATTGTGTACATCATATCACCCAATAAAAATGATATGTATGCACACATGGTAAGCGTTCTCGGACTAACGGAAGAAAAAGCACAAGACATTATGCTTTTTAACTTAGAACACAGACTTTAATATTTTTTAAAAAAAAGTGTTGACACGCTTACAAACATGTGTTAACATATAGAAGTAACAAACAGTTAGTAAACAGCAAGACACGAAACACTTGCGAATCTCTAAACCGTTACCACTGTAAAGCGTAACCGTCCGACACATAGGAAGTGATTGTGTGTGCTGTATGTGAAATAGTGAAACACATGAGCCAAACGCACTCGCAAGGAATGAGCGTTAAAATCCACGCACTTCTCACACAGGGGTGCGTAATGTTAAAAACATAAAAAAATAGCACAGTGGTGCACGAAAGAGGTAAAAAATGATTACATACAAAAATATTAAATTCAATGAGAAAGTTTCAAAGAAAAGAGAAACATTATTTAAAATAGGCATGAGTGTAATAGAGTGTAAGAGAGTTATGGAAGAAAAAGAAACAAATTTTATTTTAGACATATCAGATACAATTGATTCGGTAAATAATACTCACATAATGTCAAAGGCAATAAAAACGTCTATGATGATTATTGAAGAATTAGGACTATATAGATACAGTAACAAAATGTTACAAAGTGTTAATGAATTTTTGAGCAATAAAACTATAAAAGAGGTATTTACAGTTGTTTTACAGGCTTATGAATTTTTCGCAATTCAAAATGATACAGCAAAAGAAAAGATACTACGTTTTGAAAGTTTTGAAAAATTCATTGACAGTATATTTAAATTTTCTGTGTATGAGTTAAGAACTATTGTAACACTAGAAGAAATTATATCAAGTGTAAGCTATGTATGTGAGCGTGTGTACACACAAGTTCAAACAGTTGTAAATTTAACACCACATGATATTGTAATTCTAAATGAAGATGGTACAGAAAAGATTGTGTACAAAAGTGAGGGTATCGCTAGAGTATCAGCAACACAAACTTTATCTTACCAATTCACAGACCAAAACTGTTTACAACATGACGTATATAAACCGTCATACGGTGAAGTATCAGGATTGCCAGCACAACAAGACGGATTCATGTACATAGTATCAGGGATGGTAAAAAGTGCCCTACCTGATAGAAATGATTGCATATGTCCAAATGCACTGTTAATGGTACGTGAAAACGGTGTACCAAAAGGCACACAAGCATTTCAGGAATAACAAAACAAATAACTAAGTATAGTAAGGTGGTGCGTAACAAACACCACCTAAAAACAAAATAAAACATAATAAGAAAGAATGAGGGTTCACACATGGAAACAACATTCAAAATGGTATTACCTAGAACAATGAGAGGTAACAGCTGTATAGACTTAAATGAAAGCAATATACAAGCCGTGTATAGAAGAAAGAATCAAGAAATCAAGAAACTAGGAAGCGATAGGATAGCACCATTAACAGGTCTTATTATCCAAGTGGACAACAAGCCATACAGATTGATTAAGATTCAACGTGAGTATATTGGGACGCACCCATTTACAAACATTCAGCAAGAGACAGCAGACAAAAATATCATATATTGGGGCATCATGGCACAATGTAACGATATAAGCGATTTTGTACTATACTACCAAAAGGAGGATGCGACACCATGCCTTTTGACTTCAAGAAACAACGAATCGTAACAGATGAAGAATATCAAAACTTCAACCAGTTAACCATTCAACAAATTGAAAGAATCAGAGAAGTATATAAAGAAGAGTCATCAATCGACCGTACAGCAGAAATTACAGGTCATTGTAGAAATACAATAAATAAGTACGTTAAAGATATAAGTGTCCTTAAACGCAACAGCAGGGACTACGAGGGCAACGAAGTATTAAGGATATGCCCTAACACTGGAAAGATAGAAAGACGCTATAAAACGCAATTACAAGCCTCAAAAGATAACTTCATTTCCCCTGACACGTTAAACAAGTGCATCAAGGGGCACACAGCAACAGCAGGAGGAAAAGTTTGGGTTTTGGAAAGTGAATATGACCAAAACAAAGATTATACCGTAAAAAGCAAATTTCACTTTTCAGACATTGCAAAACTCAATAGAATATTATTCATGTAAATATAAAATAAAAGCAAATAAAAGGCAAAAAAGTGTTGACAATGCCTTTTATTTGTTATATAATAAGAGAGTAGTAAGTAATTACTTGCTAACATCAATGTCAGTAGACAAAGGAGACAGAAAAAATGATAACATTAGAAATGGTAAAAGAAAATATGCAATCAATGGTTGCATGTACATTCACAAAAGAAGAATTGGAAGATGTGTGTATAATATCTTTCCAAGATTACGAAGAAAACGACACAAGCGAAATAATATTTTCGCAACTAGGAAGAAACACATTTACAGCATACGTAAACAGCGAAGATGGAAATGGTTACATCATAGAAACATCAAGCCATGTTGTAAATGGTGAAAATGTGTTTTTAGTTGAAGAGATAAGGTAAACAAAGTTTCGCACTCTATAACAGGTATAGTAAACGTTTATAACCAACAAACGTGTGTGGTTCAACTCCACTAGTGCGAATTAACAGGTTACAAGCACAACAAATAATAAACATGCGATTATCCCCTCGATTACTGTATGTAGCTTGTAACCTGTATTATGTCAATAGACAAAGGAGGGAATCAATGTTAGATAAAATAAATGACTTCTTTAGTAAGTCGCAAACAACAGAACAAGACATGAAAAAGCGTGTAAGCACAAAAGAGGCTACAAGACACATGTCAAAGATTCAACGTGTAGTAATAGACAACACAAAACATACTAAAAAGTAAAAGAGGTGATACAGACAATGTTGTCACTAGTAAGCAGAATAAGACTAAAAATAAAGATATTCAAAAACAGGTTACGCTTAAGGTTGTTACACAACGAGATAACATCATTAGAACTAATATTTAATGATAAGCGTAAGCAGTTGACAGAAACACAGAAACGCACGTTAAGAAAACGTGCTAGCGAGATATTCGCAGAGATAGAAACAATAACAACACTGTAAACACCATGTAACACAGTAATACAATTTCATAGTGTGCACTGACAAGGTTCATTTGTTTGAACACCTTGAAACAGCAAACAATAAAAGGATAACGTGTTACCAATGCATGTATATCCTTATTGCTGTATTAAGAGGTAAAATGAAAACATTGGAGGATAAGACAAAATGAAGAAACATTCACCAGCACACACAACAACAGGTGGTATTGTAGCCGATAGATTTCTATGTAATGACGGTGAATTACTACTAAGTGCGTATTCACGAGACGGAATGACAATGAAAGAGATAGCCGAAAAGATAGGCGTTAACGTGTCCACGCTGTACTCATGGATGACTGACTTCCCTAACATCAAGAAAGCGTTACAAACAGGAAGAGACATAGTTGATTACAAAGTAGAAAACGCATTGTTAAAACGTGCACTAGGTTACACGACAAAAGAAAGTAAGATTACAATGGAGTTAAAAGACGGATGCATGACACAAACAAAAGTGGAAACAATCCAAAAAGAAGTTGACCCAAATGTAACAGCTATCGTTGTATGGTTAAACAACCGTAAACCTGATACATGGAAACGTAACCGAGACAACGTACTAGAAACAACAGACAAAGATAGTAACATAACAGTTAACATTTTCCATGATGGTAAGAAGAAAGATTTAAGTCAATCAACAGAAGACGATACACCAATGGATGATACAACAGCAAGCGTAACAACACAACAAAGCACAACAGATATTACAGTAGTAAATAATCAAGAAAGTGCAAGCGATGAAATACGCAAACAACACAATAAACATTTAGAAGAAGAATACAACAAAAACAATGTAAACACAAAAGTGCAAACAGACCACACTTTAACTCACACAGTTGAATTAACATGGGATGAAGATGAATGGGAAGAAACAACAACACCTGTTACCACGCAATCAGACGATTGGGATGATGAAGATGAATGGGGGTAACAACACATGTTAGTAAACAAAGAAATTAATGAAGCGTTTAAAGATTATATCTTTGATTGGGATTACAAAACATACTTATCTCTAGGTGGTTACGGTTCGTCTAAATCATACCACACAGCGTTGAAACTAATACTAAAACTGTTTGCAGAGAAACGAAAAGCGTTAGTAGTTAGAGAAGTGTATGATACACTAAAGGAATCAACGTTTGACCTTATATTCGAAATACTAGATAGTATGGATATGTTAGAAGAAGAGAGTAACAAGGGTAGAACAACAAAGGTGCGTTTCAGAGTGTCACCATTACAGTTCGTGTTTCCTAATGGCTCACGTATCATATTTAAAGGAATGGACAGTCCTAGTAAAGTAAAGAGTATTAACAATGTATCTATAGTATGGATAGAAGAAGCAAGTGAATTAAAGTATGCAGGTTACAAAGAGTTATTAGGGCGTGTACGTTGTTACGGTATGTCACTACATTTCATATTAACAACTAATCCTGTAGGTATGGAAACATGGGTCTATACACACTTCTTTAAAAGTGTAAACGAACTAGGTGAAGAAACAATTGTACTAGATGATAAAGACTTATACAACAAGAAAGTAATTGTATGTAACAACACATATTACCATCATAGTACAGTGGATGATAACAAGTTTATAAACCCTGAATACATACAAACACTTGACGAACTAAGAACATATGATGATACCTTATGGAGGATAGCAAGGTGGGGACGTTTCGGTGTTAACGGTTTACGTGTGTTACCACAATTCACAGTTGCAAAGAACCCAACACAGTTTGTTAATGCTATACGTAAGTTACCTATTAGTTCACATTATTTCGGTATGGATTTTGGATTTGAAACATCATACAATGCAGTGATATCATGTGCTGTAGATATACAAACAAAGACATTATATATATACGATGAAATATACATTAATAACATAACAGATGATGTAATGAGTGAACATCCTAAGATGGTGAAACATAAGATAATGGAACACGAACTAGTAGCAGATAACGAAGACCCAAAAGCTATATCGTTCTATAGAAGATGTGGTTACAAGATGCGTGGTTGTCGTAACAAGTTTGCAGGTTCACGCTTATCTAATACAAGAAAGTTAAAACGTTTCAAACGTATTGTGTGTAGTCCTACATGTGTAAACGTAATAAGAGAATTAAAGAGTTTAACATATAAGATAAACAGGCAAGGTAAACTAATCTATGATGAATTCAATATTGACCCTCATACATTCAGTGCCTTGTGGTATGCATTAGATAACGTAACAGTGGCAGACGTAAAACATGAGAAGAGAAACAATAAAAGAGGATGATAAAACATTATGAGTAAAGCAACCAAATACATACTACTATCTATACTTACAGTAATAGCATGTGAATATATAGCTTGTTTTACGATATTGCTGTATATAGAAAAGATAGGAGTATGAAACAATGGACAAAACAATTAGACTACTTAACATCATACATATAACATTAGTTACATTAATACTATTAGCAACCGTATGTACAATACAAGTAATGTATTAAAGAGAGGGTAAACAATATGAGTATAAGAAGAAGATTATTAGACATAGCAAGTTCACAAGTAGGAAACACAGAGCCTACAGGTGATGATAAGTACATTGAGTTCTTCAATAAAGAAGTAAACAAAACATGGGCACTAGAAAAGAATGTACCGTGGTGTAGTATTTTTGTAACTTACTGTTTAATTAATGCAGGAGTAACAAACAAAGAAGCACCTTATACATGTTCCTGTGATGATGGAATGAATTGGTTTAAACAACACAAACAGTTTAATACAAAAGATAGTAAGTATGAGCCTGTAGTAGGTGATATAGTATACTACAGTAACACAGGAAACCAAATGGACAGCACACACGTTGGCATTGTAATTCAATCAATGCAGAATACAATTAAGACAATAGAGGGTAACACTCCACAAGATGGCGTTGATGGTGTACGTGTAAAAGTAAGAGAACGTGCAAGCAACTACATATTAGGTTATGGACATATACTCATGAGTGATGAAGTAGACCCACAACAAGAGCTATTTGAGAATACACAATATGTAGGTACAGGCAACACGCTAATACAAGTAATATCAACAGAACGTTTACCAGTGTATGCACAAAACAAAAGTATACTAGGCTATCTATTTAAAGATATGACAGCAGAGGTATTACAAGTAACAGAAGACAGAAAGAGCCTTAAGGTTGTATGGCGTTCTTCAAAGGATGGTATTGCTTATGTAGATACAAGCAATACACAATATAGAATGATACCTATCAATAAAGAACCTGTATACAAACCTAAGGTACACACAGTAGGACGTACAATAAACTTTACAGGTAACAAGTGCTACATGAGTGCAGATGCTGACAACGGTATTGATTGTACAAGTGGAGTGGTAACAATAACACAGTACGCACAAGGACAAAAGCACCCTTACCATGTAGTACATAAAAGTAACCAGTGTAATGTATATGGTTGGGTAGATGAAAAGTATCTTGTATCTGTATTAACATCAAAAGAAATAGTAACATGCACAGTAACAGCCGATGTCTTAAATATAAGAATAGGTGCAGGAACACAATTCAAGAAACTACCACAGTACCCACAAGTAAGAAAAGGAACAAAACTAATCATATTAGAGAAAGTCGGGGATTGGTACAAGATATCAATCAATGGTCATACAGGTTACGTACATAGCAGTTATGTAAAACGTACATAACAAACAACAGGAGGTAATACACACATGAGTACAAAGA